CAAATTCGGAATAACCACTATGGCAAGTAGTATTATTATCAGTCTCATTTATACACCAAACTACTGTTTCAGTATCTGTAGTACTGATTGTATCTGACTCTACATCTATATTATATAACCAGTCATATAACTTAGTTCCTTGCGGCTTATCCTTTAGGATTTCCGCTACATTAATCTTTTCTTCCATATCACTTTACTCTTTTGAATTGAACATTCTTTCCGTCTTTTCTAGATTTTGCGCTACAGACAAAATCCCCGCAGACATTTTCATAAATGTAGCAACTTATCTCATCGAAGAAACAGCCATTACATTCTTCTTTCTCGGTCTCAACCACCTTCAAGACGATTTCTGCGCCTACAGGTAAATCTTCCATAGTTACACCTCCTCGTTGTATTTATAGACAAGCCCGACAACCAAATTGACAAGTTCGTGATTTGCCATAACTCTAGTGTCTGTATTACCAAGTCTCAGCTCATCAATGATACGTTCTGCAACCTTCTTGATGTGCCCCATCTTAGACAGAGGAAAACGCTCAATGTCGGCAGCCTTATCAAGATGAAAGCACTCACGAAGGTAAGTGCCACGGATATGCTCTATTGTCGAACTTTCGCGAGTGACTACCCATACGCCCTCTTCTAGAGGACTATACGAGAGCATACTAACAGGCTCATACTTTCCATTTATCTTACGATAAAACGTCTTTGATATGTCGTTCTCAGGAATCTTGTATTCCTGATAGCGACCTTTACTGTTCTTTGTGTACAGCGTTGGAATCTTTTTCATTTTGTTTCTTCTTTAAGTTGTTAGTTTCAATCTTGTTGAGCGTTTTCTCAATCTCATCGCCACCAGAAAGCATACTGGCTTTAGTTTCCTCGTCCAATGTATCGAATGCAGACTTGGCGGCATTCTTCTGCATCTTTTGGTCGATGAAGATACGCTCGATGTTGGCGAACATCTCAGTTACCTCTTTCTTTTCGTTGAACTTCAAGACGAACTCCTCGGAGAGACCTCTTGACACCATAAACTTCTTTGCTTTCTCGGAAGCGAGCTCTGGGCAGAGATAATGAAACAGTTCTGTGAAGTCGAAATCGTAGTCAGTCTTTGCTCCACTCATTATTGCATTGTAGTTCACGAATCCCTCGCAAAGCATTTGGAAGCAGATGTAAGACAATGCAGGTATACTGACGTTCTTGTGCCCAAGATTAGCGAGCTTGACCTCTATGAACTTCTGAAACTTCTCCATATCTGGAGATACGGCATCAATGTAAGACAGAGAAAGCTCGTCGAAGTAGTCGGCATTACAGAAGTCGAACTCGAACCAGTTGATGATTTTCCGCACTATCGACTTGATTTCCTCAAGGTTTCTCTTCGCCTCGAAGCGATAGAGTTTCTTGTGTTCCATCACCCCCTGAAGCTTTGCTAAGTACCAATCGGAGATGACGCAAGGGATATATACATACGTTGCTAGGAACGTCTTGACCTTGCGAAGGATTGCATTGACCTCTACTGTAGAGTATTTATACTTGCAAGGTATCTTGTACGTCTTGTACTGCGACTTATCATCGAAAGTGTACATCCTCGGAATAAGCCACTTGACACCTGCCATAGGGGTTGGTTTCCAAATCTCCATATCTTACACCTCCCTCTCTACTGCCAATGCGCAACTGATACAGAATACCATCAGAAGCGAAAGGAAAATGTGTTCAACCATAAAACAGATGAAACCGTAACCTGCGATGAGTGCTGCTATTACAAGCAGAATCATTATTATTGTATGTTTGTACTTTTTCATATACTTACTATTTGAGAAAAATATCAAATGGGCTATCCGCTTCACTAACAATACGAATACCTTTAGTCAAGAAATCGCTTTCGAGAATTTCATCAATAGAAAAATCCCAATAACAACTGCCAGTAAAACCGAATGATGGATGGAACGTCTTAAAATCAGATGATACATTGTTGGCTGTGTCGTAACTGTACACATATTCATTATAACGTTTAGCAACACTTTTGTCGTGCTTAGATAAACCGTCCAAAGGAATTCTATTAACGTAATATTTTAGAGTCAACGTAATTCCATTAGCGATTGCATCAATATAAAAGTCGCTACCACACTCGCCAAATTTTTTATGTGTAACACGAACGTTCTCATACATATCTCTTATCGCGTTCATCTTTTTTGCCGCTAATCTTTGCATTAAGCTTTCCATAATACCTCTTTGTTTTCTAGCCTCAACAAACGATTTAAGAAGTTCTTGTTGCAGAAGTCCGCATTCGGTAGTTACTTGTGCAGACAAATTATTGATTACCATTCCGTCCATATTACTTTGATTTTAAGTTTCCGTATGCAGCATAGAAGCTATCAAGCTGCTGTGTTGCGTGTACTAGCTTCTGATTATAGCTATCTCGCTCTGCTCTAGCCTTAGAAATAAAGACGAAGCTAACGATGAATGATATTACTATTGTTACAACTATGAACAACCAAGGCAGCTTGTGTACCGCCTTATTGATTACCTTTACTGTATTCTTGACTATGCACCAGTGATACCAAGCTATCAGTACTACTGCCTGCTTAGTCGTTGCATCTAATTTCTTATGTTCTGTGTTCATAATTCTGTATTTTTGGTTACTCCTGTGTTTTTCCGATAATCTCGTATGTAGCGTAAGAAGAAGAATTGGACTTATTCTCACTTAACTTCATTCGGAAATATGCCTCTCCTTTTCCGTATTTATTTTGTAAGTATAAACAAAAATCCTTGCAGGAGATAGATGCACGTTTATCGGTCTTGCTATAGCCGATGCTCATTCCCGAATCGTTATTGAACACAAGATAATCCTGCATTGTCATTGGATTTCTCTTCACCGACAAGAACTTAAACTGTTCTATCTCTTCAGTCAGTTCTCTACTAAACGTAGCTCTAACAGAGTGTTTTCCGTTCGACATAATGGTAAACACATTCTTTGGAATGCGACCTATTCTTCCTCGTCCTCTCTGAACGAAATTCAACGTTTCAAATTCAAGATATTCCATATAATTATTTGTTTTTATTATTTACTTTGTTCGGTTGCACCAGTTATCGGTAGATTTCCAATAACCAGCCATCCATATTTCTTTCTTTGTCGCATCAGGGTGCTCACTGAGCCATTCCTCTGCCATTTTACTTACGTCTGCCATAATTACTTTCTCAAAGAATCACCTGTAAAAGGAACTGCTTTTGTTGTTGCTATCAGTCTATCCACAACTCTATCTCCATATCTCTGAGTAAGCTCGTCAATACTGAGGTTAGTGGTAAGGATAAGCAATTTCCCCTTCTTTTCAGCAGCGTCACAAAGTTCAGCAAATGGCATACGCTTGTTGCCATAAGAGTTAAGATTATCCTCTGTACCAATATCATCAATATAGATAATATGAAGTTTGAGAATTTCATCAATCTTTTGGTTCAACTCTTGTGCACTAAAGATGTTTACCACCTTTTTATGTACATCTTTAATAAGAAGAGGAAGGATATACATTCCGATTACCGACTTGCCTAATCCGCAACCGCCGAACATCAATAAACCTTTTCCTTTGTTGTCTGTCATCCAATCAACAATAGGTCGGTAATTGCGTTCGTTCCATTCGGCATTACATCCAGACTTCATATTAACAACATACTGCAAGCCGCCACGCAAACGTTTCTCTGCATTAGGAATGCTTATTTGTACTCTGTCAATTTCTTGCGGATAACCAGTATCTCGCATCTGAGATACAAGGTTCTTGAAATATTCGCTATCTATTTGTTCCATCTATCAAGCCCTTTTGTGTAATCTTTATCTTTACTATTCTGCAAATTCATACCAACAGGAAGACTGTTGGTATTCTTATAATGATATTTATTGTTATTGCTCCACGTAACCAATCTGCTTGCAATTTGAAACACTTTCTCCATTTCAAACCGCATCTTTTTTCCACCATCATTTATTTCTGTCCAGTACCGATAGAAATCATTCAACATATCCTTTCCGTACTTTTCGAGGTGAGGTTTCAAACTTTCTGCGAAATCTTTCTTTCGTTCCTCGATAGTTTTTTGTGTGTTAGCAAGTGTGTTACTTGATGTGTTAGCAGCACGTTTCCTACCTTTGTAACTTTTTATATCACAAATAGTTATTACGCTACCTTGGTGTGTTACTTGGTGTGTTAGTATGTGTGTTATATACCAATGTTTAAGCAACGTTCTTACGGTTTGCACTCCAATACATAGTTCACTCGAAATCTTGCGGATGCTAACAATCAATGTTCCGTTATCGTCTGCATTTGCTAGAAGATAAACAAACAAGTTTACGGCATTTGTCCTATCAAGTTTCATTAAATCACAATATTGTTCTTTGCTAATCTTAAAAGAATCCATTGTATTTAAAATTGTATGTTACACAATACTACTGCAAGTATTGCTCGTTTTTCTGAATATCATGCTGAATATGCAGTAGTGCGATATATTCATCAGAATCGGGAAAATCAAAACCAGCCTCTTCTTTTGCCCACAATTTGAAATCAGAAATTGATTTACTCATTTCGTCTTTCGTAAGGTCAGCAGAAGAACGAAGATACTTATAGCATTCTCCTGTAAATTTATCAACCCCTTCTCTCAGGAATATATCTTTGTTCACTACTAGCTTATAGTAGTGCGTCTTAACTTCGTCTAAAGTGTAGCCGTATTGAAGCGCAAAGGCTGATAGAAGTAAATGAAGGTAGGCATTCTGATTTAAAGAACGTCCACGTTTCTCTTTCAGTTCTACCATAGCACCTTTGTTCTCCAACTCGACTACTTTTGCTCTAAACTTTTCTAGCTCAAACACATTTTCTAGATTGAACCACATAAGCGTTGAATGCTCGTTTGATTAACTCTACGCTAGAATGGTAAATCATCAGGGTCAGATGATGGAGCAGCAGATTGTGGCTGCTGCGGTTGTGCAGGTGGAGTGTAAGGTGCAGATGGTTGTGCCACCCCTGCTGGTGCTTGTGCAGTAGCTTGTTGTGACACCTTAGTAACATTCCAAGCACGAATCTGATTAAAATATCTGCCTTGATATTCATGTGCATCAATATCAAAGCTAACGTTAATAACCTCACCGAGCTGAATGCCAAAATTAGCAATTCTATCTGCCCCAAAAACGTCAAAAGCCATCTTCTTAGGATATTGCTCTTGTGTTTCTATTACATAGGTCTGAGACTTCCACTCACCTCTTGCAGAAACGCCGCTTCTTTCAGGTAAAACGGCAATAACTTTTCCTTGAATTTCCATTATTTTTTATTTAAAGAATTTTGTAAAACCAAATCAGCCAACTCATCAAAGTAGGCAACATCCTTAATAGCGGAATCTTGCTCACCAGTAACCTTTGATGCTATAGAACCTTTCTTCATAATCAAGCTATAAAGATAACTGTCAATAGTATCAATTCCCATCAGAATCCACGATGTAACAGCATTCTTCTGTCCGTTACGATAAGCACGGCATTCACACTGAGATAAGTCTGCCATCGTCCAAGGTAGCTCTGTGAATACGACATTCGATGAAGCCGTAAGAGTTAATCCTACACCAGCAGCCTTAATGGAACAGATAATGATTCTCTTCTTCTTAGCTTGGAAAGAGTCAATAGCCCATTGTTTCTGCTGCTGATTATCAGAGCCAGTAACGGAACATACCTCACTAGGAAACTCCTTTTTGATTGCATCAACAACATCACGATGTTCTGCGAACACAACTATCTGTTCTTCCGTATCATGTAGAAACTCGATTGTTGCTTTCATCTTTCCCTTTCCAGATATAGAACGAAGATTCATAAATTTAACTAATGCCTTCATTCGTAGCTTTTTTCTAGCTTCATCCTCAGAGCAATTCTTATATTCAAGAAGGAATGTAAGCAAGTCTTTCTGACAAGTATCATACTCTTCTTGTGTTTCAGAATCAAGAGCAACACTAATTGTTGTTCTTGTTAGTTCAGGCAAATCTTTGAGCACATCTTTCTTTTCCCTACGGAAGTAACATGTTTCGTGAATCTTTTGATTAAGCTCTTCGAGATTCTCGTTTTCTCCATATCTATTACAGAACTCGCCATATCCGCCAAATTCATCAATTCTACCAAGAATAGCCAACTGACAAGCCATATCAGTAGCATGGTTAACCACAGGCGTACCAGTCAGCTCGTAGATATATTCCTTACCTTGGCAAATACCCATTATTATTTTTGACTGCCTTGTCGTTGGGTCTTTAACTCTTGCAGACTCATCAATAATGACCGATTTCAGAATATCGACCTCATTCCTAAAAATGAAATTTTTAAGCTTTAACGGCTTTTCTCCGAGTGACACAACGAAATATTTAGCAAGAGACTCGTAATTGCATATAACCACATCATACAAATCCATCTTAGTAAGATGATAGCCGTATGTTGCGTTTACAGAATCCGTAAGGATAAGCGGACGAAGATTTGTGAATTTCTTGATTTCACGTTCCCAATTAACTTTGAGGGCAGCAGGGCAAATAACCAAGCAAGGAGTCGCTTTTGCACGTTCAATGGCAACGATAGATTGAACCGTCTTGCCAGTTCCCATATCGTCACCATTTATGCAACGTTTCATAGCGAGTTCCATGCGTACACCCTCTTCTTGATAATCGTATAATTTTGGTTTATCTGACATAATAATAATTATAATAAACACCACATTCTGAAAGCCCATTCAAGAGCCTTCTCTCTACCACGCAAATACAACTCGTCACCACGTTCAATCTTTTTGTAGAATACTTTCTTCTTAGTCTTTGAGACTGCAAAGATAAAGTCTTGATTTCCGTATCTAGGGTCAATGCTGTGCGTCAAGTCCATATACCATGCACGGCTTCTATCCCAATCCACGAAATCAATCTGAGCTTCAAATTGTTCTTGTGACGTAGCCGCGGTAGTCTTCAAGTCACCGCCAAACTCGCCAAGCCACCAGTCGAATTTACATCGCACAGGTAGTTCAAACTCGAAGCCTTGATATTCCATCTTCATGTGTGGATTGATGAATGTTTTCTGACCGACCGCATTTTTCAGAACAAAATCAAGAAATCTGTCCTTTGTTGCTTGTTTCTTTAATACCGCAAGTCTGTCTAATCCCCATTTCCAATCTTTCTCTGTGTATTTCTCATCATCAACCGTCATAGCATAATGATTACACTTTTCTGGTTCTGTAACGAGAGCATCAACGAGAGTGCCAAGATGGAATGCCTTTTTCTTGTCTGATTCCTTAACGAAGTTAAGTTGTGGATTAAGAGCGAACTTCAATGCGGTGAGGTCTGAGTTGGAAACCTCACCACGTGAATAATAAGGGTCAAACGGTTGCTCTGCCATATTACTTAGCTGTTACTTCATCCTCATATTTAATATAAGGAGAAACGATATACTCTTCCTCATTGTTAGCATGTTTCTCGCAAGCTTTGCGCATAAACTCCAACTTAGATGCAAGTTTGTCAGGTGACATAGAAGAGCCTTCAATCGTCCACCACTGCTGAATAATATCGAGCCAAGCGTTTTTGTCAGTAACGATAAGACGTTTTGTGACCTTTATTTTCTGCTTACTTGTATTGTCAACAGAAGTCTGGGCAAAGAGTGACTGAGCTTGTGCAGTAGCATGTTGTGCAGCGTTTTCAGCATCACGTTTCTCTTGCTCTGCTGCAAGCTTGCGTTGTTGCTCTTCCTTGGCGGCTTCATCAGCCTTACGGATAGCTTCTTCCTTAGCCTTACGCTCAGCCTCAGCAGCGGCAGCTTCTGCCTCCTTGCGCTTGCGTTCCTCCTCGGCAGCTTTCAGTTCTGCCTCTTTGCGCTTGCGTTCCTCCTCGGCAGCTTTCAGTTCTGCCTCTTTGCGCTTGCGTTCCTCCTCATCTTTGATGCGTTGGATTTCCTCTTGCTTTTTACGCTCTTCCTCGGCAGCCTTACGTGCTTCCTCTTCCTTACGTTTGCGTTCCTCTTCTGCCTTACGTGCTTCCTCTTCCTTACGTTTGCGTTCCTCTTCTGCCTTCTTGATTTCAAGAAGTTCAGCAATCTTAGAATCAAACTTCATAAGGAGTTCGTCACGTGTAGTAGTAACAGTCTGCTTATAAGACGCAAGCAACGATGCGGAAATTTCCTTGTATGCGCCGTTCATAATATCCTTTGCGTCATTCTCCTCAATTTCAGAAGAGTATGAAGGCTTGTTATTAACGAACAGATGTCCGAGGTCAAGAACATCAGAACACTCTGTAATACGTTTCTTAACTTCATCCTTGTTATCAAGGGTGAGAAGAGAGAACGTATTATTAAGTGAGTTGATAGCAGCAGAAGAATGCTCGGTAAGAAGATTGTTGAGCGTATCAATAGTATCAGTCTTCAACTTAATCTTAGCCTCCTTAATGCGCTCTTGTCGCAAGCGTTCTTGCTCTGCTTTCTTCTGCTGTTCTAGCTTGTATGCAGCATACTCATTGCGCTTCTCCTGAATCTTATAGACAACTGAATCTGTATTCTTTGCAGAGATAAGGCTCTCCATCATCGTAAATCCTTTACGGACAATATCGAACACTTGGGTAACACCCTTACGTTTCTCCGTCATTGCTTTCTCTGTCAGTTTAGCCTTCTTGATAAATTCAGCAGCTTTCTCGTCAAGAGCATCATTCATACCAGAAGCACTAATATCAGACAGAAGAGATTCACCTGCCTGAACACATGCCTCATAAGACTTTCTGTTAGCTTGCACCGCATTTTCTGTATCGGATTTGAGCGTTGCAATCTGTCTTGTAATATTGTTGGCTTGTTGTTGTACCAACTGCAATTCTGTATTTTCAGCCATACTTTATAAATTAAAATGGAGAATCATCGTCAACCTTTGCCTTAACACCATTTTTCTGTGTTTCAGCTTTCGACGCACCAAATGCTTCTTGTTGCTGCTGTTGTTGAGGTTGGCTGTCAACATCAGCTTGTAACATACCGCCAAGACCGACAGGTAACTTAGGATAAGTCTTAAAAGCATGCTTACAAGTCTTAGAGATAAGGAATCCTGTATCAATATCCTTGAAGTACATTTTGCCATCATTACCAGTATAACTACCTCCATATAGAGCGTTAGCCTTGTGGTCTTGACCGCCAAATTTAGCAGAATATTCACGCAATCTGTCGATACCTTCACGGTCAAGAACGAAGTAATCGTATGAGTTATTTGGAAGGATAATCTTTACGTAACAAGCAACGATACGTGAATTTGCTGGTCGTGGATAGGTCTTCACATAATCAACAAATTTATGACCGTCACGCTCGCCGAAGCGGAAATCATCGCAATCATATACCACTACAGGGTTGTCACAACGAAGAATCTGTCCAGCCCTTTGACGAAGAAGAATCTCACCATATCCTGTATATGTAATCTTAGCAGTATAAGTTGATTGTCGGGTATTCTTGTCGTAGTTGCTATAACCCATAAGGTAACAGAGTGTTGTAGTTCCCTTTTCTAGCGACAATCCATTAATCGCTAAATTCATAAAGGCATCGTGAATATTCAACGATGTTGCTTTTTCGAGATACCCCTTAAACGAGCCGTTGATAAGCTCATTATTAAACAGAGCCTTCTGTTCTTCAAAGAACACTTCTCCACCCTCTCCGAACTTCTGATTGTACACCTCAATAAACTTATCCCTTGCCAAGTCGCAAATCTGATTATGAGGCGTTTTATTTAACTGTTCTATATCCATTTGTATAGATTTTAAAATTAATGTACTCTATCAATATAACTAAAGTACGTTTCCACCATTACAGAACCAGTAGTTGTAGGTCTTTCGTAATAATGTGGAATCGTACCTAACTTTCTGCCATCACCATCTTGGTAATTCAGAAAAATAGCTCTAGCCGCCACTTCTCTTGACTTGTTTGCAGTAAGTTCCATCAAACAAGCATGTAACTTGCGTTGATGGATTACTGCATTAGCCATTTTTGGCGGCATAGATGCTATAAGATTGTTGATTCTACTCATTCTTTTCCTCTTTATTTTCGGAAGATGGAGCGTGATGCTCGAAGACATCGAAGACCTTAGTTTCGTTAAGACCTACAATGTCGTAATCAATCATAGTCTTTCCCATCGCCTCATCAACGTATCGAAGAGCACGTGCCAACGACTTAGCCTGAACCAAGTAAGTTACGTTAGAACGTCTCTCTTTCTCACTCTTCTCATCAACAGTGATAAACTGGAGTTTTGCCTTGTACCACTTATCATCATCATCCAAGTCAGAGAAGAAAATCTCGCCATAGTTGGTTTTCTTTGCGCTTGTAACGGCAGAATCACCACTAATATAGCAACTCATTTCATCAATGATAGATGTTTCTGCCTCGGTGCAAGAAAGTGCATCAACAACATAAAGTTCGTTGACTACTTTTTCCGAGCCATCCTCCATTGTTTTTTGGTACTTGATTCTAGTCTCATACCAAGATGCTGTTCTTGCTCTCATTACTCACCATCCTTTCCTTCTTCTACCAAAGACGCAAGCTTATCGAATAAGTCCTTGGCAACCTCGCCTTTGATTTCGATGCACTTTACGTTGCTGTCACCATCACCGTCACCTTCGCCATTGTGAAGTGTTTCATTCTCGCTCTCCAGGCGTTTGCGAAGAGCCAAATTCTCGTTGTTGTGCAACAACTGGTCGAGAATCAGTACACAGTTTGTCTTCTCAATTTCTTTGTCATTGCGAACAACCTCATCAGTACCATTGATGATTTTCACCAATTCATCGTACTCTTTCTTTGTCTCACAGTTATGTGCGACACAACCGATAACCTTAAAACGGTCAATCTCGAAAACCAACTTAATTTTGTCTTTTGCCATAATAGCTACATATTTAATTAAACAATAATAATCTTTCTCTTTCTACTCTTTTCTTTTTGCATCGCTTTACGCTAGCCTTGCAAAGTTCAGTATTATTTCTGTAATAATCTCTTTGCTTTTGCAGTCTTTCTTCACGATTTCTCATATATCTTTCGTGGTCGAGCTGACTGCGCCTTGATTCGCTTCTCATTTTGCTAATCTTCTTTATCCAGACCTAGCATCCTCGCTATTGCGCCAACAACTGCGAACATAAGAGCTGTTGCAGCAAACGCAAATAAAATTATACTCATAAATCAAAACATTTGATAACTTTCTTGCCGCATACAGTCTTGCTTGCAAAGTTGATTATCTCAGCAGCAACTACAAGAATAAGCATAGCAACAAGATAGCATATATAATACATACCTTTCATAATTCAAAAGTCTTTTTTATCTTTTCAGAATTTAATCTACGATAACAATCGAAGTAGCCAGTTACATATATGGAGAACAGATTTAATGCTCTCATATTAAAGTAACCATCATCACAAAAATCCAATATCTTACAAACTAACGCCCAAGGCTCGTTTGCGTCTAGCCCCATAATTTTCATGCGTTCAAAATCGCCTTTTGTCAATGGGTCTTTCTTTAATTCTTCAAGTGTTAATCTCGCCATTACACACCTCCAGTACTTTGTAAAAAAGAGCCTCGGCAGTTGGCAAAATTTAAGTGATGAATCCTACAAGAATTGTATTGACTATTTCCCGATGGTCAGTCGGACTGCCTTGGCTCGTTAAACATTGACCTATTCTAAAGAAGTGGAGATTTGAGGAATCGAACCTCATCGGTTGGCAACATCCCATTGGATTTCGTTCAGCAGTCATAATAAGAGTTTTTTGTTTTTGTGGGTTCTGCCTCCTAATTTCTTGTATGTTCCGTACTTTGCCATACGCTACGGTCACAATCTCCAGTTACCGATGATAGCTACCAGATTTCAATAGTGCTACTATTTCTAGCAGTACACCATTATCGTTCTTGCCCAAGGAACACTATCATCGGTGTGGGCTACATGGTTATGAAAGAAAACTAACTTCAAAAAAAATAATCGGTGCAGTGCTCAGACTATTACATAGTGAACATCACGCAAGTTCCACCACACCGATTCACGTGAATTGCATATATAAGGGCAAATGAAAAGCTACATATTTAGAATAAACTTGCTTGAGTGTATTGCTTTCGCTTTTCAAGCTGCGGAGATACCTCAAACATATCATTGCTTATGTATCTCTTTACATTATCTACACCTTGTGAATAGATTTGTTTCTTGATTTCAAAGCCATAAGCCTTTCTCTGCATTGATGCTGCTGCAACAATACTACTGCAACTACCTGCTGTAGGGTCAATAACAACATCATCAGGGTCAGTAAATAACCCTATCAGCTTTTTCAGAAGTGGAATAGGTTTTTGTGTCGGATGACTACGTGGCATACCTAAGTCTCTCGGAAACTCCATGCAGTTCATAACCATTTCTCCGTGATTATTAAACTTAGGTAGCTTGTCACGATAGAGTATCAGACCATATTCACAGTTGCCGACAACCTTCATATTTGCTTTCAGTACTTGTGCTGAATAATTCTTTCGGAACACCAAAGGAATGCAACCCTTGAATCCGTATCTCTCACCTAATTCCTTGTAATAAAACTGCTGTTCCCATCCGCAAAAGATAATCATACAGGGTGCTTTGCCCTTCTCTTTCGGTTCTGGTCGTAACATCTGCGAGCAGAAGTGCATGAACTCGGCAGGACGGAAATCTTTGTCAGTATCGAAAAACTCTTCTCCTGCAAGTTCGCTCTCGCCATTTTTGTTATCTCCGTCTTTATACCAAGATGGATTGCTTGCGTAAGCATTAACACCGAGATTATAGGGGGGGGTCAGCCAAAATTAGTTGAGCTTTCGGTATGTTATAATGACCGAAATTCTGAAAATGTGTATTAAATACACCTACTCTATTATGAAGCATTCTGAACTCAGGCTCTATCTTCAATTCAATATCATCAACTGTATGTTTCATATTAAACTGTTTTTAAAAGGATGCTTCGTTTCCGAGGTTTCAAAAGGCACACCATCTGCCAAACTTACAAGAGGTTTTATTTCCTCTTATGGTGCGTTCCCAATTCATGCTCTTGCCCAAAGAGCAACTCCACATCCTATCTACGACAACCTTAGTCAGCGTAGGGGCGGTTTTACACAACTAACTAACTAAAACAATAACTATTTCCGTCAGGTGGATAGTCGATTATCTTCCATTCATTCTTCTTGATATGGATAGCTTCACGAAAAACCACAAACGGCTCACCATTATGACGTTTCTTGTTGTGTGCGACAATCTTGTTGATACACCCCTTGGCAGTTATTCTGAACTCCCTGAGAGAATGAGTGTACTTTGATTTTACGTCACAAACAATCAATTTTCCGTCTTCCCAAAATATGAAGTCTGGTTTATAGCTATGACCGCTAACCATCAGTCTTTTATCGTACCGAATCTTTGTTTTGAGTTGTTTCGGCACAAGCATATAAAGGGATTTGAATATGTTGAGTTTCACTTGCCTATGAATACAGGAAACTCGTTTATCAGCAAGAAGAATTTGGTGATACAGATATTCTTCTCTACTATCGTACTCAGTACCATCTTTCGATGTGTACTTGTGTTGAACAACTCTAACAGCAGACATGGCTAATATTCTTTAGATATTTTACTCGGATTCCAAACTAGTTGTTGGTAAGCAGCATCGCCAAACTTCTGCCATTCTCCAGTCGCAAACTCAACAAGCCAATCATTTGTATGAGCAATCAGACAACCTCTAGTCTTGTTGTCTTTGAACTGACAAGTGATTGATTTGCCATCTTCGCCGACATCAACATACTGCAAGCATTTCAAACCTTGCAGCGTTTTTAGGTTGTCACGGTGAACCTTTATACTATATATTACTTTCATCTTTCTTTTTTTTTGTTAAAACCTTGGCGGCAGACTAACTTAATAATCTGACCGCCAAGGGAAAACAGCTTAATTTTAAAATTTAATCATTTCTATATGACAAAGTAAAAATGCGCCCTTAGATGGTATCGAGCCATCTTCTCTACATACTGGTCGGAGCATTAAATCTGAGTATGTAGCGCATTACCTAATTGCTTTAAGGGCAAAACTCAACGACTTGTCGCAAGCAGTTGAGAAAAGAATTAATTATTTAAGTAAAAAAACACTTAAAAAAGTGTATAATAAATAAAGCACTACTACTTTCACAAGCAGAAGCACATAGATGAAAAAAATTGCAGTAGTTCTAGACTGACTCGAACAATCTCTAAGAGAACCAAAATCTCTTGTGCTACCGTTACACCATAGAACTATTTTAAAAGGCATGCTATTCTCACGAACAATATGCCTTTCGATAATAACTAAAAACTAATAAACCTTACTTTTGTATCACCTAAAAAATATAATGGTGCAGAGTGCCAGACTCGAACTGGCGACCTCTAGGATATGAACCTAGCGAGCTACCAACTGCTCCAACCTGCAATTTGTGCAGGGAGGCGGAATCGAACCGCCACTATCTCACACGATAAGAAGAGGTATCATCTATTGTGCGAGGTGTGCAAGAATACCACTTACACCATACCCTGCTGTTTTATGTATCTAAAACCATGGAACTTTCTGTCGTTTGTGAATGCCACGATATTAATCGTTTCCGTATTCCCGATACAGCTAGCATTGACGTTCCGTTGACACTCCATACATATTATAAATATCTTACACGTAAGATGGCAATAATACATACTTCGACTAGAATACTACATAGCAAACGATACAGACCTATATTATGCCCTTTGCTTGTGCTGATGTTTCAGCATAGTTCATCGGCATAGTCTATGTAATATCTGTTACTGACTAGTTTTTCGTATGTCGTGCGTCCTTTTCGCCAGGTCACGGCATCCATCGATGCTCTCCGGCTACTTCTTTTCCACGCATACTATTCTGTGCGTCAATATATCAAAGAACTCTTCTCTTATTTCCAGTTTTATCACTCGAAGTGACAAACTGACTTTAAAAGAATTGCGGTAACAGCAGGACTCGAACCTGCGACCTATCGGTTAACAGCCGACCGCTCTGACCAACTGAGCTATGAAACCATATTGGGCGAGCACAAACGAATCAGCATTTACTCGCCCATTTACCACGCTTGGTAAGTATGAAACAAAACTTCTCAATATACACGATTTAATATATACGATGGCTTTCAAGCAGATTATCTATATCGCTTGCGAGGAAGAATGCAGAATGACCTATCATGCAGTGTGGTAGCTTTCCGCTCTTTCTCAATTCAACGATGAACGACTTTCCCATACCTATGTATGATGCAGCTTCATCAGTTGACAGCCATTTCTTAGCAATCTTTTCGACCACTACTTTCTTCTTCGGTGTTGCCATTTTATTATTCTCCTATTACTTTTCAAGCATCCTTTGCAGAAATGCTTTTTCGTTTTCTAGGCACTGTACTCGTTCTTCAAGTCTCGCCTTTTCAATTCGCAAAAGAGTCACATCGTCAAGATTTGCATCGCATTGAATCTGGCTTTCACCTTTTCCGTAAGCGAGCCACTGGAGGTTTACACCCGTAGCCTCACATATAACCATCATTGTGGCTTTCGTGAAGTTCTGCTGACCTTTCAGCATCTTATACAGATTAGAGCAGTCGATACCAACAGAAGTAGCAAACTCCCTTGTTGTCTTGTATTTCCCTGCGTCAATAATCTCCATAACTCTCCGACGAACATCTTCCTGATTATATTCTATCTTCATTATTTTTCCTCAGATAACTATATTTAACCAAAAAAGTTTGGTGGAATGAAGTAAAACCATTATCTTTGCAGTGGATTTAATAGCTTGGACTGGGTTTACACTCCGTCCCACCTTTTATTCGTCTTTCGGATTGTTCCGATTAACGATTGCAAAGGTACGCATTTTACCTCAAACCACCAAACTTTTCCTCAAAAAAGTTGTGGTTGTATGTGGTATTTTAACCTTTCTTTACAATAAGTGAGGTTTACTTATATGTTTTATTACAAAAATTAAGAATTATGAGCGACATCACTGCAAATTTGAAGACTCTGTATGACATTAGCCGATGCAAGTCTATGAGGCAGTTTGCCAAGCTAGTCGATATAGACCAGTCAAACCTCCAAAAGAAAATGGCAAACAACAATTACACCAAGACAGACGTGCAAAAGGTATGTTTTCATCTTGGAGTAAGAAAGGAATGGCTAGAAAACTCAGATGGCGAAATGTTCGATGAGGAGTCGGCGGTACGTCCTAGCGATTGGGTATTCGGTAATCGTGAACCTAATATAAATATGGTGAACGAGGAGAATGCCCACCACAACAAACAGATAGTTGGAGACTTCTCAGAGAGCGAAATCAATCTGTTGCGTGAGCAGGTGGCAGACCTGCGTAAGCAAGTAGAGAGCAAGGATGCACAAATCAAGCAGCTAATGGATTTGCTTGCAAAGAAGTAGGATTGCAAACAATATGCAAACAGAGAAACAAATAATATAATATAAATAATTAATAATCAGTAGGTTATATATTAAGTATATGATTACAGTAACAAACTGAGTGATAATACAGTATAACGCGCTGATTTTCAGTAAAAAACAATATTAAACTGATACGCAAAAAGTCTGAAAATCGCCCTAAAAACCCCGAAAATGTGGTTAAATATGACGTATTTTGCAAACAATATGCAAACAGAATGCAAACAGACGGTTCAGACTGATGCGTTATATAATGAAAGGAAATCATGCAATGAAGATATACGTAAACAACAGAGACTTCAAGGTATTCTTTGCGATAACCTTCAAGTACAAGAGATTCTACATCTATACAGGATTGCAGACAACGGAGAAATTTTCTGGAATGATTTTTCCGAAGTCTGATAAGAGTGCAAAGGCTAAGACCGCAAGACTCGCAAACCTATATGCAGATGTGGAGAATTACGTTTTGAGCCATCCTAACGATACCGTAGAAGAGTTGAAAGACCATCTGCAAGAAGTTATCAAGGGTGCGAAGAAAAGCGATACAAGCTCATTTGTGTGCTATATCCGTAAGATTGCAGAAACCAAAGGCAGATATAACACTCAGCGTAATTACGAGCGTGTAGCGCGTGCTATCGAGATTTATGATAAGGATTGTACCTTTGAGTCGGTCGATAAGAAATGGATTGTGTCATACATTGACCATGAGCGAGGAAAAGGAAGAAAGGACAATGGCATACAGACGGACATACAAATCTTGAAATTTGTATTCAACAGGGCGATTGAAGATGAGCTTACTGACAAGTTCCCTTTCCGAGGTGTTTCTGTCAGGAAGGAGCAGACAAAGAAACGTTGTCTTTCCTTAGAACAGCTTAGAGCTATTAGAGATTTCAAGCTATCGGGCAAGAAAGCTATGTACCGAGACTGCTTCATGCTTAGTTTCTACCTTATAGGCATCAATATTAGCGATTTGCTATTTCTGCCTAAAACGGCATTGAAAAATGGTCGTATAATCTATAAGCGCAATAAGACAGGCAAGTTATACGACATCAAAGTAGAGCCAGAGGCAATGGAAATTATCGCAAGGCATAAAAGCCGAAAGAAAGACAGATTATTGAGTTTTTTAGAGGAAGGCGATGCAACTATCACTAACACGTTTGCCAACAACCTGACAAGACACTTGCGTACAATAGGCGAGAAGGAAAGACATAGCTACTATGTTACCGTCCACCCTATCGAAGAAGGTATTACAAGTTACTGGAGTAGGCATACGTGGGCAACTATGGCATCTGAACTTGATATACCGATGGAAGTAATAGGCAGGTCACTCGGTCATTCCCTTTGGGATAATGCGGTAACATCAACCTATATCAAGTATGATACAAAGAAGATTGACGAAGCCAACAGAAAGGTCATTGACTATCTGAATGCTGATTTAGGGTGTAACAAAGACAATAAATAAAACTCAAATGATGTTTTGAGTTTTCCGAAATGGCAAATAAAAAAGGGAGGCTATTAACCTCCCTTTCTTGCTATTTATCCGATAGAATAGTCTCTATCTTCTTGCGATAGTCAACAGAGCCGTCAATGAATGCGTGCATAAACAGACTACTATCGCTTAATGGTACGCTGATAGGCTCGTTGATGAAGTCCTTTGTGACTTCCGAGTTATTCACCAATGCGGCAACAAGACGTCTCTTTTCGTAATTGAAACCTTGTGTGAATCCTGCGGCGAATGGTGTAAGCGAGTGAAAGAATGGTGTTGGTGCTTCACTCAGATTTTGCAGTCTCTGTTTCAGAGTCAGTTCCTTTGTCTTTTCCATCATTATTCTTCTTTTCAATTTCTTTCTCCATTTTATGCAAACGTTCAACCTCTTGTTCATAGATGTTGTCAATCGCATCAGAATACTTTAGGTATTGTGATAGGCTCTTCTTGTGCTGCATAAACTCAGCCTTATTCTTATACTTCATACCTTGTATTGCGGTCAGTCTGTGACGCTGCATTTCAAGGTGCAGCTCATCATAAGCCCATATTGTTGTCTGTATAGCATCCCTCTCATTGTCGTTGCACTTTTCTGCAAGTTCGAGTGCTTCGCCATACTTTCTAAACAAAACGTTAATAAACCAAATTGCAACCGCCAAAAACATGCATAAGATAGCTGGCTCACAGCGTTTGATAAACAGATAGCATACGCCTATCATCGCTACCATCAATACACTGACGTTACCGATAGTAACAAACCCTAATACTTTCTTAATCATTTTCTTCATATTTTTTATCCATTAATTTATTAAGACGCATATAAAAGTACTCGTCAGATTCTCCTCTATTTTTGAATACTAAATGATTTTGCTCCAGGAAATCAAGGATTATATAGATGCTTTTCTTTCCTAGATTTCGAAGATTCTTTAAAGAATTAACATCAAGCTTTCTTAGTAAATCGCCAACCGTATATACTTCACTATATCTAAATATGTTCATAATACGTACAGGGAAACCGAAATTGCCGATATTCTCAGATAAAATCTTTGGCGGAGTAGCAATATCACTAGTAGGTTTATCGCCCTTCTCACGTCTGTAGGAATCAAAATCCATCTGCATATCCTTAATTTTTTTGTTCAGTCTTGCAACCTCAGATACTAAATGTTTGTTGGTAGAAATATGCTCGATAATCGTAATTTCGTTACGTGATAACTTATCGCATGTCTTTTCTACTATCTGACGAATCCTAGTAGGTGTAAGGTCGTACTCATCTGCTAGGTCTTCAAAAGTCTTACCTTTGATAATCCCTTTTAGAATTTGGGATTCACGACAACTAATATGCGGCGCAATATCTAGATAAGAAATGGCATCTATCGCTACAAATAACATACCTATCGCATTAGCTGATAATTTCCCCTTTGCTGTAGCAGCGTTTCTCATTTCGGCAAGTTCTATATTAATAGCATTCTTGCGCTCTTTGAGTTCTTTGAGCTTATCATCTATCATCTTTTCGTTGACTGCAAGCATTTTGTACTTCTGAGCGTACTTCTCAATATCCTCGCTATTCACATACACGATACTATGGTCTTTATAACTACCAATCAGACCCTGCTCTATGTAGTTACTAATAGTCTGCCTTGATACTCCAAGTATCTCGGCAGCTTTTCTTCTTGTGATTCTAGCCATATTATTAATTCAACTTTCGGAAGTTCTTTTCTTCCATTAAAATATTATTTTTTAATCTCTTTAAAAACTTAATTGTCTTAATATTCACGCTCGGTTGGTTCGCTACTTGAAGACCATCTATATCACGCAAAACAGGTCTTCCGTTAGTGCTTCCAAATATAAAACAATCCATTCCTTTCCACCGTACCATATCGAAACGTTGAAAATTGGACTTGCCAATCTTATGTGAGGCTATTGTGTTTCTACGAATGCCACCCTTCTTAGGGTTGGTAACTTGCAATGCCCTCGTATGACGAGGAACACAACGGCACATAAAGAAAGAACTCAACCGTATTGCATGTACGTTCTTGGCAATACAGAATGCATCGGCTGCATGGGTCTTAGCAATACAATTCTCAATGCGAGTATGCTTAGTAATGTAACCATAAGTCAAGTGAACGTTACCAAACTCTGCCTTGACTCGTTCATAGACTGCCCAACGCATAATGTTCATAACCGCAGCATCACGCAAGGAACTTCCTCGCTTAATTTTCAACTCGAACTCTCCACGATGATAAGCCTTATGGCAGGTCTCGCAAAGCGTTACGAGATTGCTAGGAGAATTGCCGCCAGTCTTGCGGCTTTCCAAATGGTGAACGTTCAAAATTGGGTCTTTGCTCTTGCCTTTGCAGTGAACACATTTATGCCCATCCCTTGCCAAAACATACTCCCTTACGTTCCAAAATCCCATTTGTTCTCCTTGCTGATATTCATCACCCTTGATGCCTGGGTTTTTGATTTTCTGAGCATCAAACTGAGCGACCTCGATTGTGGTCTTCGTGATAGGAAGTAACTTATGAACCAAACGAATAACCTTCAAGTGGCTCTCAATCTTTTGTTCAACACTTGGTGCTATCCAACCATCTTTCTTCTTGCGATTATCAAAACGAGCCTTGCGGTAGCGTGTCTTGCGGTTTCTTCTATTCCGTCTCAACTCCCTACGAGTAGAAAGTAATTTCACAATATCACTTCTTAACTCAACTTGTGCTGCAAGCATCTCCTTCTTCTCGGAACTTGCCGAAACACCAATGTGCTTTGAGTCAGCATCAATGCCAAGACTCACATCTTGCGTGTAGGTTGTACTATCGTAATCCAACTGTACAACAAATGGAACACGGCTGACTACGTGAGCCTTTCCGTGACGAAGAAGATAACCTATCTTACCACAACGTTCTGTTGGCATTAATACACTGCCTTCTTTACTTCTTACGTAAATCATAAACTCAAATTTAAATTAATAAATAAATCTCCCACCGAAGTGGGGTTGTGCGCCCATCGCCAATGTTATAGAATGGTTTCTTGCCGACAACACCGTAGGTTTCCCCGCTTTTAATCATCGACCGCAGAGGTCAGAACTTGGGCGAACATTCTGACGTGCCTATGCATTCATTCCTAACGTAGCTCCCTAATTCCATTCGGGACTGAGGCTAATCCGCTTCGGACGATTGAATGGATAATCGCTAAAACCTAATCAAAGGCTTCCGAAACTAGAATTGTTTCAGATTTAAATCTGCCAATCTCAGCTCTAGCTGCTGAATAACGTTGTCGATTGTCTTCCCCTTATAGTCAATGGCAATTTCCTTCAATATTGCAATCTGAGCCGTAATTCTAATTCTATCCGCTGCTGTCATCATATTCAATATTATTTATTAAGATGCGGTGCTTGCAAAGTCGTAATGAACAACATAAACATAACCGCCATACATCTTTCCGTAAGTAACCTCTATGAAGTCAAAGATAATATCTCCACAATCCTTGTATGGAATCAAAGATTCAGTTGGGAACGCTTTGTATTTCGTATAATGACGGCTTACTTCTTGCGAAAGCAACTGCTTGAAAATATCCACTTCTCCATACTTCGAGAATACACCTTTGAACTCGTTTTCATTGTCTATAGCAACAACTACTCCAAGTTCTTTCTTGATACGTACACCATTACATTCCTCATCACTACCTACGGTTGATGTACAAAGAATCCCTTTTATCTCTTCCATATGCTTACTTCATTAAAACATCAAACAAACCTGCCTTGTAAAGCAAGAAAGTAAAACTTGCCCAAAACATCAGACGATACCAGAAGTTAACCTTTACGTAAAGGTTGTGTGCTACCATTGAACCGCCTAAATCAATGGCAATCAAAACTAAAATAACAACTAATTCAAACATATATCAATTTCTTAAAATGTGAACACTAACAGCCTTGTTTACTGCATTAGGCTGCGACTCATTAAAACTCTTGATAAAGTTACGTTCCATTTCATCAGGGAACATAGCTTTTTTCGGTTTCGGCATTGATAACGTGCCTACTACTTTGTACCCCCCCCCATAAGGGTGATTACACACTTTCGAGTGATTGTTTCTTCTCCAAACATATTATCTAAATTTAAAATGAACCTATATAGTAATATCTAAAAAATATTCATAAAACCAGCTCTACTTTCACAAGCAAAGACTGGTATGAGATATTTTATAACTGAATTATTTCAAATTCTTTCTATTAACGTAAGACAATACTGCGTTGTTTATGGTTTTTGAAGCATCGTGACAAGTTTGAGCACACTGTTCTGTTCCCCATAATTTGTTTTGATTAATATCGTCTTTTGCCAAATCTTCCGCCAATGATAATGCAAGGAGTTGTCTTCTAGATAAATTATCACGAATGCTATCTTTCTTTGTGATGCCAAGTCCGTCTCTTATAGCAGGTGCATTCATTCCGAATAGACCAGTATAGGATGCGTTGGTGCATACTCGATAGCCGTTACCCACAACGCCATGTGAACTCAACGTAGATGTCAGTTCCTTTCTAATACCGACTCCTTTCATTCGCTCATCTATCCAGGCATCGTCCTTTCCCTTTTTCTTATAGGCGTTGCGATACTTGTCAAGATACAGGTCTGGGTTCTGCTGTGCGGCAACCTCCTGTAGGAAGACTTCGTTCACGATAACTGCGAGGTCTTTATCAAGATAGCGAGCATATTCCAACAATATACGATTGCTAGCATACGTGCCACCGTTTCGTCCACGCTTTGATTTTAAAATATGGGATTTTCCCACATTTTGTGCCTTACACTCTGAGTCTAAATAACTTATAGTGTCTGGTAATCTTAACCATTGGCTAGGGTCTTGATTCTTTGGAGACCCTACCAGTTTCCATAAGTCGTTTAGTGACTTCAACTCGCCATCAACTCCTACTAAGTTCTTCAAAGTTGAGGCTGAAAACTTTGAAATTTCAGCCATAATCTCTATCTCTATTAATTAATATATACAACACCTCTATACCCATAAGAATAAATGGGATAGCCAAGCGAGCCAAACCTTATTTTTTATCAACTACAATATATATAATATACCATAGTAGTTCGTACTCCTTGTAAAGCTAGCATAAGTCTTCTGATACCCACAGAGCTTTGCTCGTTATGGTCGGCTTTCTCATTTCTGATATGGGCACCCGTCGTGAGGTGACACGTTGCGGGATTTACACAACCATAATGTAACTTACCTAACAGAGCAGTTTTATATATCGGTCGATAACTCCGAAGAGGACTGCACGGATTGAACCTCGTATGTCTTTGCTTGAAACTTTGAGATAGGGATAAAAGGAAACCCTATCCGCCGTCTGGGTCACGCTCCAAACTTTGGATAGGGTATATCGTTGTAGTTGAACTAATCAACTTTTAGATAAAACTTATTTATTTGCTAGCGCGTGACTTCTAACAAGCACTGCAAAAGTACGCAATTCCTAGCAAACCGCCAAATGTGCCTAAAACGCTTATTAACAACACGAAAGGAAGATTAATGCGAGAAAATTATATATAATATCAATATATGATATTTAGATAGAGATACGGGGATTTTCGGGAGATAATAAAGATTTACAAATAACTAAAAATTTAGTTCTGTTTAACAAATAAAAAATGCCCCGCACCACCAAAAATGATGATGCAGGGCGATATGATAGGTATAAAAGAAATGAGAAAGTAAAGCCCCACCATTGAGCACCAACGGCAGGGCTGAGATAGATATATGAGTTCCAAGATGATAAATTCATTGCAATGATAGGCAAAATATCTGAGAACTCAAAGAGATAGTGAAAATTTCTTCTGTAAGCGGTTAAAATAGTCTGTTGGTATGATTTATCGGTGCGATAGTTTCATAGGCTTAGATAGGGGCTAAAATAAATCCTCGCCTACCACAATAGGTAAGCGAGGAACTATATATGCACGATTACTTAGTCCTTAATAGCCTCATTGACCTCGTAATCCATAATCTTTGCCAAAGTGTTGCTGATTAACGTGCTCATTACGTTGTACTGGCTGGCAAACTTATCGTCTATTCTGTCATTCACAAGCACACCATACTCTTCCTTGGCTCTATCGACCTCGCTCATAAAGTCCACGTACACCTCACGTAACTTGATGAGGGTCTTAGCCAACTTTGGCTGCTCCACGTTCTGCAACAATGTTGCATTGATATTCTGTCCGTTCATATTCTAATCTCCTATTAATTTAAATTGAGTGATGTCTGGCTGTTCAAGCCAACAATGGTGAGCAATTCCATAAATGTAGCATCATACCAACGTATCTGTGTCTGCTGCTGAAATTTAGGGTCTTGCTGATTCTGTCCGTACTTGTCAAAGGCTGGAGTGATAACATACCAGCTATGTACCTTTCCTCGCTTTCCTGGGCGAGTGGCGTGCTTCACTACTCCTTTGAGTTCAAGCATACGATTGAATGCTTGTGCTGAGATACCAACGTTGTGCGACTTCAACAAATCGGTGGCAGCGTGCGTAATCGGCTTTTCCGTTCCTGCGTTTACAGACTGAGGAAGAGCATCATCCAAGCCTACCATCTTACCAATCTTCTGAGCAATGCCCAATTTGCTTGCGTCATTCAGATTGAGGAACTTTGCGCTCCAATCGGCAAAGACTAACTTTGCTTGAATCTGTTCCTGCAAAGATGGCTGCTGCTGAACTTGAGCAACTGCGTGATGGAACACTCTACGATAAACCTCGAACACTGGGCGAACCTTGCGAGCAACAAAATACTCCAAACAAGCGGAAGTAAGGTAGTAGTCTATTTTGTTGCTACCACCTTGTTTATTTTGCTTGCCATTTTGGGCAAGCGGAATAAAGTCCACATTTTCAATGAAGTTTGCCTTCAATGCTCTAACAGCTTTGCTTCTTTCGGAGTAAACCAACTGCCAAACATCATCAAGGTTTACGGAAAACACCTTGTCTTGTTGGTCTAATGCCAACACACCACGGAAGTAGCGTTCAATATCCGATGGAACACTATCCTTCGTTAAAATTAAATTTTCGTTCATTTCGATATATTTTTGAACGTTAAACAAATGTTGGGTTGATACACGAAAAGGGTGTACCGCTACCCTTTGTTCAATGCCTATATCGGAAAGCACGCACACACCATTACGATATGTGCAAGGGGCGATACACCTATATCTTTGATATGGATATATCAGTCTCGTAAGATTAAGAGCATAAAAAATGCTCCACCGAATTGACGGAAGAGCTTCCTATTTCTCTCCCGATATATTTATTGAACGCTGCAAAGATACGAAAAATATTCCAATCTTGCGTGTGCTAAGTAAACATTTAACCAAACTTTAACATTTGGCAGTTATTAATTCTTCGATTAATTTGTTTTTGGTATAATAAATCCCCACCTATACTTGATAGATGGGGAAATGATTATTCGTCAACAGTCAATCCCTTACGTAAAGCCTTCTCTCTTAATTCTTGATAAGCTTTTTGCTTTTCGTAGGAATTTCCATTGTTATACATGTTCTCTAACTCTTGAAGTTCCTGCATTTCTGTCCTATGCTCCATTTCAATGCGTTCTAGCTCATTTTTGTACTCAATGTAACTTCGTACATAGGATATTGCGATTGATAAGACTATCAAAGATACAACACCAATGATAATCTTCTTTGTCTTACTTAAATTCTTCATATAAAACTGAATTAATAGGTTGTAAGCGAATCTGCTATATGTTCAAATTATTAATCATTATTGTCTATTTCTCTTCCGTTAATGGCAGAATTTACCATAGCTTGAAAATACAGGTAGTTAGCCTTTGCATCTTCTTTACTCATACCTTTCTTGATAAATTCATCATAAACAGCCTTTGATGAGCCATATAGAAAACCTTTATCAACATCATTAATGGCTTCTTTAATTGAGTTTCTTCTGTCCTTTTGGTTTTCCATATCCAAAAGAGCCTCACAATATGTTGTTTTTCCTTCATCGTCTTTAGCTAACTTAATGAAGGTGTACTCCATCTTTGATGAATTATATCCGCCAAAACCATTCTGACCTCTACCAATAAAGGAGATAGTACACATAGAATCGTTGGAAAAAACGACTTTCTCGTTTGTGATTTTGAAAGTTTCTGGATTTTTTGCCAGTTCTTCCATCGTGTCACGTAATTGTCTCTTTGCTTTCTTCTCAAACGAATTGCAAGAAGAAAGGGAAATCACGGCAATCATAATTGCCATAAACATCAAAATCTTTTTCATAATTATATTTATTACAGAAAACTAATAATTTCTTTTGGGTTTTACATTGATTAATCGCAATAAAACTGCTCTGTTTCGTAAACTGGGTCTTTGAAATCAACAACGTCACCATCCTCATCTAGGATTTCCTTAACTCCATCATAGACTTCATAATGAAAGTTATTGCTGCGACCTTCCCAACAGTTATCATTGTCGCATACCTTATCATACCCTTTTGTATTTTCGGTGCAATATTGCTTTGCTTCATCCAATGTATCAAACTCTGCAACATTGTTTATCTCAACAGTATTATTGTAATATATCTGATATTTCTTCATAATTTATTGACTTATCCGTGATGTCGAGGGCTGAATAATTAATCTGTTACTGCAATAAACTCAAATTCATCTTCAATCACATCATTCTTCCAATAAATAGCATTAACCTCATTTAAGGTCTTGTTCCAATCCTCAATAGAGAAAACAAACTCTAAGATTTCGTTATTGTTCTCCATTTCATCATTGATGTATGAAATAGACCATTCATTGCTACCTACTTCATTGATGCAAAACGCTTTCTCGCTTGCCTTGCTCAACTGTTCAAGGTCACTTGAAATAGTGAACGTCAAGCTTTTCTTTCTGCCGATTATTGGAGAATTATCTTTGCGTTTAATTTTGATTTTCTTCATAATTGATGGCTTAACCGTGATGTCGAGGGCTAAGAAATATTACAAATCAAATAAAACTCTTGGAAGACCATTGAATATAACAGGAGACTCCTTCCAGTCTATAGTAACCCAGTTATTATACTCGGCTATTTCGTCTTCATTGTTAGGGTAGCTTCCCTGCCAATCGTTAAGAAAATAAGCAGTACCATCTTCGTAGCAAACAAAAGAAGTCTTGCTGTACTCAGAAGACGCAAAGATGAGATACGAACCGCCTTCGCTTAATTCTTGTATGTCATCTATGGTGTATGTTACTTTTTCACCAGAACAATTATACTCTGCTTGCTCAATGAGTTGTTTTGCCAATTCTTTAGTAATCATATTCTTTCCGCTTATCCGTGCTGCGTAGGGCTGTTTGATATTTATATTATTTCAAAAGATAACGCAATATGCGTCATTATATTGTGTGTAAGGTAGAAATTTTAATCTTTATTTCTGCCCATGGCGCAATCGAACAATGTGCCGATTAGCCAAATTGCTATTAAGAATGCCATAACTTAAACCTCCTCTGTATTATTGTTGTTGTTATTCAGTTCCTTGTAATACTGCTGAATCTCCTCATCAGTCATACCATTTTCTCGCATTACACGATAGTTTGCAGAACCACGTCTGAAATTTATCTGAGTACCATATACTGAGCGTAGATTGTAATACGCACTTCTTACTAGTTCTTTGGTTAATACCTTGCCAGTGGACGAATAAACGCCCATCTGCTGCAACATCATAGCTGCATCGGCAAAGTTAGGTGTAGTCAATTCTGTGAAGTCATTGGTACACTTCTTAACCACATTCCATATAGCTTTGTTGCAAGGTTTCTCAGCAGCCTCTTTCTTGCGCTTTTCCGATGCTGCCTTCTGTGCATTTGATAAGTCACATTTTCTAGGTCTGCCCAACTTCTTAACGACCTTACCAGACTTTGAGATAAATTCTCCGTCTTGTGCCAACTTCTGCTTGCGTACTTCCAATGCGCTCTGTGTTCGCTCCTGTATGAGTTCACGCTCCATCTGTGCCGAGAATGAAAAAGCGAACAACAACATTTCGTCAATCGCTTTCAGATGGCTGCAATCAAGGTCAATGCCCATCTGAACGATAACCAATCGCACACCACGTGGTTTCAACTCGTCATTCACAAACTTGTTGATGTCGCTCATGGAACGACCGATACGGCTGACTTCAGACACGATAAGTATATCACCCTTATCAAGCATCGGCAACACTACCTTACCAAGGTTTCTATCCTTATAAGATACCTTACCCGATACACCTTCCTCCTTCACTTCGTGAGTAGCTTTCAGATTGTGACAATTCAACCATTCGTTGATTGTTCTTTCCTGCTGCTCCAATGTCTGCTTTTCAGTAGAGACACGACTGTATATTATTACTTTCTGCTTTGGCTCATCATCATCGGTCATGTTTGCCTTTGCGTTGCAGCTTTTGTCCGAACGGCAAAGGTAGTGACCTTCTGCCATCATGCAGTAAGGGCAATCCTTACATTCGATGTTCACGATGTCGTATTTTACAGATGTGCCACCTTCATTCTTGATTTCTGTTGTCTTCATTTCTCCTATCTCCTATCCTATCTTTGTTAGCAACTTTCTTCTCTAACATATTCGTCATACTCTTCTTGGTCATAGCAAGATACAAGAGGGTCGTGATTAGTTATTAAATCGAATATAAAATCTATCTGTATATCGGTTACTATTGCAGATGCAACATAATCGTTAAATTCAAGAGGATTATGATTTACATCATAGTCAACTCCCATACACTCCAAACACTTAATAAGTAATTTGCTTGCAGTTGTGAAAAAATATACTTTCTTCATACCATTATCTCCTATCTCTTATTACTTTTAAAACGTTACTTTCTGCTATTTATTATCCACGATAATAGAATGATACATGAAAATCGCTACTTTTGCGCTCTTTGTCATTCCCAATCACTCCAAACATATAAGAATCATTCACGTTTTCTATATCTTTATTCTTATTACGTTCAACTGTTCTTACCCATTTCTCCACAACATCAGGACACCAAACACCGCCAAGGAATCTAACCAACAATTTGTTGTCTGCTTCCAGACGTACCAATACTGGCTCGTTTCCTACAAATCCAACCATTTCTGTATTGTATTTATTCCAAGAATATTGTCCATCATTGAACAAATCTCTTACCAACTCATCAAGGCAAAGGTCTTTCTCGTTGATAGGGCAATAAGCTGCATTCTTAATCTCCATAGTCTTATTACTTTAATTCTTGTTCTACAATATCGAAATTATCCCACGTCTCACCTTCGTTGTCTGAGATATGATAGAAGAAATCTGAAACGCTGATTTGAAAATCGTCACAATCCAATGCTTTTTTATAGCTTTCCAATGTGTTCAGACCTTTATCTTCCATCGCTTTTCTAGCCTTATCTCTAGTATCGAAGACTTCTGCATCAACATCAACTGCTTCACCCAATCCATGTTGGTGTGAATTGATAACTACATATACTTTCATAACTTAACCCTTTCTGTTATTAAAATCCCATTACGTGGTTCAATCTCCAATTTCTTTCGTCTTCGGAAATATTGCCATTATCATACTCTTTATTAATCTCTAACTTTGCGTCACTTATTGACGATGCATAACCTAGTGCATCCATATCTTAACCCTTTCTATTATTAAATTACACCGATAATATTAATCGGTTCTTCAATACTCGCTACCAATGCAGCATTATTATTCTCTGTAGTAAGGTTATCAACATCTAAGTAAATAACCTCTGGTAATGAAGTCTGTTTCATATTGATTGATGTTTGAAATTTGTTTCGATAAACATTATTTGATGAATATCCAAGACGATAGTATCTTTAAGAAATGAGTCGTTTATTATAAGTAGCTCATTCGTTCCGTCTACTCTATACTTGCAATTATTGAAGTCTATATGGAAACGGACATCAGGGATGGCAATGTGTATTACCTTACTTTCTGCTTTGGCTAACTTGATAGCCTTTCTTAATTGATTTACGTTCATTTTATGATGTATTATAAAAGTTTGTATATGTTATTAATTCACTCATTCTTTTGCTCTGTGGAGGCGGCAAAGGTAGTGTGTGTACTACTTTGCCAACACCACATAAGCAATCGCCTACAGCTGTAGGAAACGGCTTGTCTGCTGCAATATCCAACCGCATATTTTTCGGTGGAATATCCAAGCATACCGGAACACCGATATAGATAGCCACAACCTTTGCGGTTGATGCCGTTTCTTTGCACTCTGAGACGTTTTCATTTGCCAATGGTGTAATTGTCCGCTCGGTGCATTTCTCGCTTGTTTGATGCTCATTTGGTACGCTATTCAAATATGTATGAATCATATCCATTATGGTATTCTCATCTGTATATTCAACAACCATACAATGAGAAATCATTTCCTCAAACTCGCTTTTCTCTGCTCCACCGTGCCAAAGAAAACTACCATCGGCTCTAATCTCTGTATATAAGTAATGAGGGTATTTTATTGTATTGTACCCAGAAACTTTATATGCCAACTTATTTTTGAAGTCGATAAATACCTTTCCTTTCCAATCAATCGGCTCGCTCGGTGTACCATCAGGTATGGCTGCAATTTCTTCTTTGCTTGATACCAATGATTTCTTTTGCGCATCCTTGAATAGCTTTTCCAATTTAACGCCATCCTTAAAGAAGAAAGCGCATCCACGATAGGAATTACTCTTTGTTCGCTTATCATCGGGCATGAACTCTTTGCAGAATCCCGATAGCGTAAACAATTCACCACAAAATGATACCTTATTGTCTTCTGCTGCAATAACCTCTGTGCCATCAATGAATGTAAGTTTATCGCCTACATTTACACCGATAGCATCAAAGCTAAACTTATTGCTATGCTTATCCAATGGTACTATCTTTGCAGGTGCATTGGGTGCATCGGGTGCATCAACCTTTGCATCTGCAACATCCTTTGCAGGTGCGCTATCCTTATAAGATGGAATGCCGCAAATGATAATCTTTGATGCCATAACTCGCTTGCAATCTGTTTGCTCTGTTTTATCCTCTGTAGCGCACTCTTTTTCCTCAGTTGTAACATTATCCACCTTTGCAGTAATAACGTCTTCTGTAGGCTCATTTGTAGGCATATCAAAAGATGCTGCAAAGCCACAATAATCGTATGCACCAATGTAGCCATCAGATAGTTTGAATCCGTCATACTCATCATCAATATACATCGGCATCATCATACCAACTTCCAAACTACCTACATACACCAAAGCTTCATTAGCATATCTTCCAAGTGCAAAATTGAAGTTTTCAAATCTCAGCAGACTATCAATCTTTAATCCAATCGCAAAATTTTTGTTTGGTACGTTTTCACACTCGCAAGAAATCTCAATACCATCATGATTATCATACATTCCGTTAATTGTGAATGTAATACGATTATCATTTTCTTTATGCTTGATTATTACTAAACCGATAGAATTAAAACCTTTGTTTTTCTTCAACCATTTAGAAATGCCCTTCCAAGTCTTTTCGTTGATGGTGCAAAGATTATCAGGACTAATCTTAGGTAATACAGAAGAGTAATTTACGTATCTGTTTGCCCCAGTCTTAGAGTAATATCCACAGCATTCAGATACCCAATATGTATTGCCGTTTGGTTCACGTACCAACTTGCAAGTAAGTGTACTACCAGACTTTGCCAATGAGCACATCTTTTTGAAGTCTTTTCCGTTTACCAAAGGCAAATTGTAATCGTATGCAAAATGTTCCGTGCTTACCACATCCAAGCCCTTAATTAGCATCGTGTGCCCATCACTAGCGGCTACTCTTCCGTTTCTAATATCCAAGCATACATTTCTCATAATAGGGCGCAAATCGTCATTCGCACAATGCAAAGATAACTTAGAGTAGTATTTGTTGATAAGTACTTTCACGGTGCAAAGTACTTCATTATTATCTTTCTGCTTGATAAACATTCTTTTCTTACTACCAATGCTAGCTAACTTTTCAAACTTAGCTACCAAAGCAAAGATTTGTACTACACAGAATGAGCAAACGAAAGATAGCACATTTACACTTGCCATCGGTGCAATAAAGCAATCTTTCTCAACTATCTTTTGTGTGCTATAGTCATAGACTTTTTTGTTTTCAGTCTCCAAATAGCCATCCTTAAATGCGCTATCCTTCATCTTTGCCAAATCTGATGCGGTGTAATTGCCTTCTTTCACGTTTACACCCTCATTAAAAACCTTATCGGCTATCTCATACAACTTGTTTAAGATAGCCAAATTCATTTCTTTGTCACTCATATCTACAGATTTAATTCATTTCTAAACTCGATGGCACTTAAAAAACCATCCATCCAAGTTACAATTTGTGCTCGTTCAATTTCGGCAACATATACGCCCTGTATTATTCCATATCTATCTTTATGTTGTATATCTATAGAATAATTATAGGTATTTCGTTTGCCCTCACCAATATGGATGTAATACCCAAGTTTCTGTAACTTATTACGGAACACATCCAATAACTCTTTATCTAATTTTTCTTTGTCGCTCATTTTAATTGACGTATCTAAATTCATTTTTGCCCAAACAAAACAAAGTATATCCACCTTTGTAAAATTGGATTAATTCGCCCTGCTGTGACGTGTAATCATCCACCCAATACGTATTACCCCAACTTTCAACACATTTGTATTGACCGATAGGGCTATTTATTTTTATTTGAATCTTTCTCATACTGTATTATTTAAATATATCCATCAAATTCCTTTTCTAATTCTTCTTTGTTGCATTCAGGGAACCAACTGCAAATGGTATCAATTGCCCACATATAGGAATTTGCTCCATCATCAAACAATATCCAAAACATTTCAGCGTATTTGCTAAAATTACGATTAATATTGTGCTCTTTGTACCATTTAATGGTACGTTCATATTCGGCTACCAATTCATCTTTGGTAAGCATTCTAATTTCTTCTGAAGTCATATACCCAATTGTTAAAAGTTACACTTCGTAAAATTGCCCATAGTATTTTCCCCAAGCTACCAATGATAAGCGCACACCACCATTTTTAATCGGTGATACGCTTATCTTTTCACGCTTAATACGTATCAGACGTTTATCAAACTTGCAATAAAAGCGAATAAATCTATCTTTTAACTCGCTTTCTTTTTGCTCGCTTATATGTTCCAAGTGAAGGCTATTATATTCAGCCTCCAACCAATTCTTTATTTTTTCCTTTGTTCCCATATCCAAGTTGTATTTAATAATCCAAAACTTTGTTGCTATCAGTATCTAATATATAGTAAGAATAATTAAGTCCTGAACGTCTCCAATTCCATATATCGTTTATAGCTTTTGGTAAATTATCCCATTCCATTTCGATATACTGACGGCATCCAATACTAACGTGCTTACTACATATTGCATATTTATGACCGCACAATTCATCATCAACCGACAAATAGTTTTTAGGTGTGCAATAACCACGTTTATGCGCTAACTCCTTCACACTATCAATAATGCGCTTATCAGTTACTACATTTACACCAACATGCAAAGGGCTATTGGTTATTGTTTCCCCAACTGTAAACAAGCTATCTGTAGCTATTTTGTCGTTTAATAACTTCACATCTTTTGCAGATGTAATAATAACTTTGTACTTTTCCATTTTCTTTTTCTCCTATCCTTATTTGTGCCGTGCCAAATCTCGCTTTTGGAGGCGGTCATTAACCGCACACGGCTATAGTAACTTTTAAGCAATATCTTTGTGGTGCAAACTGAATCGAACAGTCTAGAGATACCGACTATCTTTGCACCTATCCAATATGTTTTATGATATTGTCTTTTTGCCGTAATAACGCAAATTTAGCATTTCCTTTTGGCTAGTAAGTTTGCAGTTACAAAGTTTTTCATTTATGCTATAGTCTGCACCAAGCGCACGAAGACGGCTACCTGTTGTAACAGTATTAAAACCACCATCGGAAAAATACACCTTGCCACGTACTTTTGCATATATATATGTATCATACAAGCGTACAAATACATTTGCACCCTTAATAATTACTTCTGTATTACTTTCTATGTAGTTAACTTTATTATTTATAGCGTTAACCATTCTTTGCTCTATCTTTCTCATTTTATTTGCGTTTTAAAAGGTTATTTACTCTTTTACGTATTTGTTCCAATTGCGCCCTACAATAATGCCTAATACGTAAGATATAAGGGCGAAAATGAAAGGTATTGTTATATCCATATATTCAATTAGTTTAAAAGAAAATCGAAGTACTTTGCAGCACGCAATTCATATTCGTTTGCCCACATTTGACCGTAAGGCATACCAAGTAAATCTATAAATTTACGTGCTTTTGCCTTAAATACAATATAATCGGCAAACAGGGCTTTAGCCTCCTTTGCTATTTTGTGAAAATTTGGCTTTTCGTCTTCTTGTTGCGCCGTGGCTGCCAAGACTGAAACACGATTAGCAATATCGCTCAATTTGTCGGTATAAAAGTCTATCAAAATGTTTATTCTTATCTTTTTCATATCTTATATTATTTGTACCTTTGCACCCACATAAGCGAGTGCAAAGGTTATTGTTATTACTTCTTTTCTCCCAATTCTCTCTTTGCCACTTCGTTTGTAGTTGTCCATTCAACGTAATCCCAACTTGTGCCGGAATGGTCAACGCAAAGGATATACTTATCCAAAAGGTCTGAATAAGTGAAAAGCAATCCAAATGTTTTTTCCAAATACTCTACATCGTCATCGGTGCAATCTGTAATAAACCACTGATAAATATCTCTTTGTGTGCCGTCTTCTTCATCGAACAGTTCAAAGCGCATATTATCATAAACAGATGGGTCTATCTCTGTAATATTGTCGCAGAGGATAAGCGCATTATTACACCAATTTACAGCTACTGAATAATTTGTTTTATAAGTCTTCATACCTAAAATATTTAAAAGTTACTAATTAATTTTGCTAATTCGGAAAAAACTAATAACTTTGCAACCGCTTAGAAGTAATCCAAGTTATTAGTTTTTCTTTTAACTTGATTCGCCCACTACTTTTTTTAAGGTAGTGGGTTTTTTGTTTTTAAATGCACTCTACATCTCTTTTGATACCTGCAAGCAAAGAATAAATTTCTTTTTGGGCATCATCTATAAACTTACTATTTTGTGTGTAAGCCTCAGGGGTGTAATTGTCGCATGATGTTACAACTTCTGCATTTTGAGTCATTTTCAATAACTCCTGCAATCTAGCTACCTTTTGCAGTGCTAAATAAGATAATGTTTGCTTTTTGGATAACTTTTTCATATTGCTTTATTTTTTAGTTACTAATTTGTTCCCTTTGCAAGACTCGAACTTGCAGAAAAGCCGATGTTTTCGCCTGCATCTAGTATGGGTATATATTTCTTTGGTTTTCATTTATCATCTAATTTATTTCGCTACTCCAACTTTTCGCTACTCACTTTAAGATGTTTCAACGCTGAATATAAAATGTACTTTGCAGCTACATTCTTTATAAAGGGATAACCATTTTATAATTGTTACTACTAGTTTGAGTTACTAGCAACTCCGATACGTTTATTCTCATTCGGTTTTTTGAGATATACAATTTATAGCTTTTTGTTTATCCTCGCTTACTTTGCACGCTTGCATTTTAGCGAGTGCCGTGGGCTGCGTACACAAAGGACAAGTCACTTTGCCGTCATTTCTCCCCTCCACCTTTGGTAGCGTCGTAGCATCGCAGGTGGCTAGCTGCAATATAGATATAACAGGATTTCTATGCTTAGAAGTAATCTCGTTGTTTCTTGATTGCGATGCAAAGGTACGGCTTTTTTCTGTATCCGCAAAACTTTTAGGCAAAAAAATACGTTTTTTCTCGCTTTTTTCTTGAAAATAACTGCACTTTCTTAAATCATTACATAAAATGTAATCTCCACTTTGCAAAATGATAGGTAAACCGAGGTTATTGTGTGATTATATAGGTTTTTCCTACCTTTGCACCTTTGCAGCCCTCAAAAATTACCTTTGCAGCCGTTTTCTTTATTAGGTACGTATGCGAGTACCTTATATATAGGAAAACGCCTAAAACGCTTTTATTTGCCGTTTGCAGCCGTTTGCAGCCGTTTTCGTGTTCTATATGTAGTTAGTGTACTATATTTCGTTTATGGTACGTTTGTATCCGTCTTTTTCTGTTTTCGTTTTCACTCGCTTTTTGTTTCACGAAAATTATGTGTGAAACATTATGCAAGTTTCTGTATGTTTATGCACGTTTAATATGTATGTTTATGCAAAGTGTTATGATAAATAGAAAACTTTTTTTGGAAATTTCGGATTTTCAGCACCTTTGCTACAACGTACTATCTTTTTACTTTTCGGCTTCTCGCTTTTCCTTTCGTTTTGATTATGCAGAAGAGAATGAAAACAGAAACGAAAAAGCCGTATTTTTGCCGATTTTGCCATAAAACGTCCGTTTTTGTCGCAAATAAAACGCTGATTTTTAGTAGTTTATACCTATATAGGGTAATTTACACCCCACCCCCCCCGTTTTTGGCACTCGCAGGGTGGGTCAGCTCTCTTCCGAAATTTTTTATTTTTTATTTTTTTGTAAACTACTCCGATTTTACCAATTCAGCTTTTCTACCGAATTTTGAGCATTTTTGAGAACATCATATCTACTTTTCTTTTTGCATAAAGTTTCATAGCATCTACTTTTGCTTATTTCTGTGCGTCATGTGGCGTTTTATGCAGCTTCGTGGCATAGTTTATCACCAGATTATTTTGAACGTCTTAGAACGCAAATTCCGAGCTATTTTTATTTTTGCGGAAATGTAAGACTGCTTTATACTTTAAGGTTCGTTTTTGCTATATATGGATTACATTTTGATAGTCTATTGCAGGGGTTGTTTGCGAAGCCTTTCTTCTTAGGGGATGAGTATATAGTTTACTATATACAGGGGTTGACATCCCCTACTACGGCTGCGCGCGAGGGTACAATGGTTTATTTACGTGTTATTATTATATGGGAATTGCTTCAAATGTTAAATTTTCAATATAAAAAATCTGATTTATTGGGATAACCTATATTTAATTGGGGATATGGGGATTTTGGTACAAATTTACAATTTGTTAAACTATGTAAAGTTCATTTTTGGCTTGATTTTTTGGCGTATATTTGCAGCATAAATGTTTGATTTACAAATTACCGACTTTGGAATATGGCAGAAAAGAAATTCTATATACAGCGTTACTTGAAGTCCGAGCAGGGTGCTTGGAAGGCAGACGGAGTGCGCAAGAGTCTGGAAGATGATTTCGGCGGCGGTTCTGTCCGCTACAAGTCATTGGACGGATTGAACTCCAAGGGTAAGCAGAAGGGTGTATATACCGAAAGCTATCCTGAGAGTGACGCGTTGAGGGTGTTTGTTGACCCGAATGTTAGGCATGAGAGCACCAACGCTACGTTGTCAGTCTGCGTGTTCGGGTATGATGTTGACGGAACAACCGAGCTTTCCGTTACTGAGCAGATAAAAGCTGCCGAGAAAGCATGGGATAGTCTTTATGCTTACTTGGAGGGTGCGCTGATTCTCTGGTATGACGATTACAGACAGAAGAAAGCGTTGTTTTTAGTACAGGATGCTACAGAGCCATCAACGGACAACATCAAGAATATTCCGTATCTGCTCTGTTCGGTCAAGTTGGTAAACGTCTTCGGGCAGTCGTTTGATGGTGACAGTACCACGATTGAGGATTGGTTGAAGAATGGTGGAAAATAGAAACGACAGCATCCGCAAGGCGGTAGGACGTATCTCTTAGATACAAGTCTAGGCAAACAGAAGGTTCGAGTTCCTTCTACGGTCGGTGGATGCTTTAAAATATATGCGAATTATGAACAAATACAAGACATCAATTGAGGTCAAGGGCGAAAACATCAAGGCATTGTTCGACTGCCCTATCGTTACAGACATCAAGAAAGCAACAGATGCGGTCGATGATGGCTTGGACGTTACCGATATGCTTTATAGCGTTACTGCCGTCAATATGGCAGGTGCTCACAAGCAGGTGAAGCGCGGTTCTGTATTGGCGCAAGACGTTTGCGGTCATTGGGAGATTATGACTGCCGATGAATGGGAGTTGAGGAAAGACGATACCATTAGCGATGGTTCTTCCGAGGAGTTGTAATCATTTAAAAGTTGAGAATATATGCGAATAAAGGAAGAATCACTTGATAGGGCGTTGGAAGCGGCATCGTTGCAGACGAAGGGATTGCCGAAACGCTACACGGATGGTAAAGACCCATTCTGGATAATGGCAGTTGTGCTTGTACAGAAGCGCAATTTGGAGGAATGCTACTGCATTTATCAGCAGAATGCGGACAAATACATGAAGCTTTTGCAAGACTTCGGCACACCGAGTCCTATCATGTCTATCAAGAGCATTCATCCTTATATGTATCTTGATGAGGCTCAGTTTTTGCCGAGCGGATGCATCGAAGCAAAGAAGAACTTTCTGAAAAACGAGCTTGGTGAAGACCCTAGGGCTTATGAGGTCGATGAAATGACAGAATCTGACGTTAATCACGCGTTATTGGAGATTGCCATTGATAAACAGATGAGAGCTGATGAGGAAAACAAGAAAATCAACGTACTCAATGAAGGAAGCGATTTGGACGGAACGAGATTTGAGGACATTGAACGTCAGAAGTTCGAGTTTGAGTTGGCTGAAATGAGGAAAGATGGATGTTCAAAGAAAGAAATAAAAGAGTTCATTGACGAGTATAATGCCAGTCATAAGCAGAAAGTTGACGATGAGCCGTACATTTCAGAGGAAGACCGCATTCATCAGGAAATGGAATCAAAGGACGTTGAAAAAACTCCAGAATGCAGTATTGAAGGTGAGTTTGATGCACCTGAGATAGACTACGATAAGCTTCATGAGGAATCAGAAGCATTCAAGAAAGAGCAGTTGAAGGTTGCCAAGCGCAAGTGGAAGCGTGCCTATGATGCCGATTCTGAGAAGCGTGAAGGAAGAGAGTTTGAGAACGAATTTGGCGAAGATGAGGAATGCGAAACATTGCAGTTACCTTATCAAGAGCCAGTTCCAGTAAAGCGAAAACCAGGCAGACCGAAGAAATCAGCATTGGATTATACATCTAGCAAGCGCGATACAACAAAGAAACGTGGTCGCAAACCATCATCAACTAAAAAGTAACTAATTATGAACAAAGCAGAGCTTTTAAATAATACGGAATTTAAGAAAGCAGACGGTAGTTTGCCTATCATATATATAACATCAGATGATGATGTTGTAAAAATCGGCGGCATTATCAATGCACCTATGGTCGGAAGAATTTATTTTAGTGAGGTTAAGAAAACCATTACTAAGGATGAATTGCTTGCCAACAAAGAGTTCATTTGCGCAAGCGAAGATTCTGAGATACTTATTGATTTCGGTGGCTACAGACGCGAGACACTTGATTGCCATGTCACAGTTGATGATAGTTGCATTAATATCATTGAGCTATGAGGAAGAATCATCACAATCCTAATAAAGTGCCGCCGTTCAAACCAGCCCCCGAACATTGGACTAAGAAGGTTCATTCATGGAAGGCGAAGGTCGCATACGAGACAGAGGATGATGCTTGGGAGTTTCTGAATCAAAATCCGAAGTTAAAGGCACTTGGTTGGCATCCTTACTTATGCAAGGTTTGTTCAAAGTGGCATATTGGTAGGTTACATAATTAATGATTATGAAAAAAGAAGATAGACTTAAAATATATCGCAAATACGATGGGCATTGTGCTTATTGCGGCAAGAGCATTGAGTATAAGGATATGCAGGTTGACCATCTCGTCCCGAAGAATCGAGGGTGTTACTCGCGTTGGAGCGACAAGGAGGGCAAGTTTGTTGTTTCCCATGGCGATGACTGTATGGAGAACTATATGCCATCTTGCAGGTCTTGCAATCTTCGTAAGCGTGATATGAGTTTGGAACAATTTCGCTCAGAGATTACAAGACAGGCGAAAGGTCTGCTTAATGGCAAAGCTTCTTTTCAGGTAAAGATGTCGCTAGCTTATGGTTTAATTGAAGAGCACTTTGATAGACCTATTGAGTTCTATTTCGAGAAATTTAAATAGTTGAGAATATGAGCATTCAAGCACAAAACGATTTAATAATAGGTATCGCTTCCAGCAACCTATATGAGGGATGCCGTAAAAACGGAATTTCGAAGGAAGTCGTTTCCGATGTTTTAAAAGGAATGATTGAAAATCCTGTTTGCAATACAGAATGTTGGTTAAATAAATAGTTGAGATATGGAGATTAAAGTTAACATTTTAGGAAAGGTCGCTTACAAAGAAAACGAAAGTAGGGAGGATGTAGAAAAAGCCGAACTATATCCATTTGGAGAAGGACTGTATGCGGTAATGGATGGAGAAAATTTCGTTGCATTAAGAGTTGTGTCTGGCAAAAAACACAGCGATGAAAAAGGTGATTATTACGCATGCGTAAATAATTACTGGGGGCACGGGAAAATCTCAAACTCTGCAACTATCATAGAGCACGAAGAAAGGTTGAAGGATTATATAGACAAACGTTTCGAGGAGCTACAATTAGCAATCGAAAATACAAAGAGTAGTGCAGATAGCACAAATGATGCAGTATGCACTATAAAGAGTTCTATTGAGAAGATAGAGAAAGATGGTGTTGGTAGTGGAAAAGGTATCAGCGAGAAGACATTATTGTCTGCCATCGAGATTGTATCAAAACAGAAATAGTTGAGAATATGAAAAAGTTTTTATTAGTTGCATTAATTGCAGTGGTGTCTCTATTGGCATCATGTAGCAGAAATCAGAGATTTCAAGAAGACAATCGTGAGTTGTATGACACTATTACGGTGTACTCTGTTGACAAAATCGTAGAAACGTCTGGCAATAAAGACAGAATCAGAACAGAGACTTATTATCTTGTTGCTACAGACAAGGGAGCGTATCGCATAGATTTGTACGGAATATGGGGTAATCCTCAACTTGTTGGAGTTATAAAACAAGACAGAACATATATTGTTGAAACGAAATGGTTCGATGCTCCAATTCTTAAGGAATACAAACGTATAACTAAACTGATTCGTGAATTATGAAGAAGAAAGGATATTACGAATACGAAAACGGAATCTACCCTTTGAAACTTTGGGTACACATCGGTAAAGACTTGAAAGAGCTGATAGATTCATGTTTTGACAAGTGCAAGGCTCCCGATATTGATTACGGCGGCGTTACGTATTCCGATGCTGTCAGAAAGAGCGACAGAAGGCGCGGCGTTCTTGTATCGTTTCCGTGTCAGAAGGTCATGTCGATGGACTATTGCTGCCACGAAGCCTCTCACGTCTGCGATGCCATCGAGGAATATACTGACTTGGAACACGGCGGCGAGCCTTCTGCCTACTTGATGGGTTGGATTGCTTCTTGCATCAACAATGCTCGTTTGGGTATTGGTGATTTCGTTGAACTAAAAGATAAGGAGGAATAGCTTATGGATAAAAATGAGAAATTAAAACTTGGTGACATTTACTTTGCGCCTAAAGAGTTTTTCCTAAATAATTCCGTAGGAAAGCTAAAGCAGCAAATAGAAAGTAATGCGGATGTCCGAGAGAACGGAATGGTTATGTGTGCGGTTATTGAGGATATGAATTCTGTTTTTCCACACAAATCGGAATATACAATAGCAGTTAAGCAAAAAGAGTTTGCACCTCCAATTAGGGCTTATGTAAATAAGGACTATGACTTTGAGTGCTTTAAGCAACTTTCGAAAGCAGAAATGAAAGTTTATGGTCTGCTTTGGTTTTGTTTTGGGGTTTAATATAGAAGGAAATAGCTTATGAGAAATTATTGCTATAAGGTTTCAAAGAATGGATGGAGAAGTCACGATAAGATAGATACCATTACTGGTATTCACGTGTACGAGCTTAACAAAACAAAGCACGACACAGAGCTTTGTGAAAAAGGTGTGATGTGCGAGGTGTACGAGGAAGGAACGTTTTATGATGAGCATGATGAATTCTATTTCCAAGCAAAGAATACTGCCAAGGCTTCAAAAATCGGATTCTCGCATTATATTAACCGAGACTTACAGAAGCTTGGTGAGAGGAACGTTAGATTGTTCTTGATGGATGAAAGTATTTCTTTTGATGATGCTATGGCATTGTCTGAATCGGAGGCTTACAAAAAGTGTAAGGAGTATTATGAACGTTTAGTTAAGAAATAGCTTATGATTAGAATAGAAGATATTAAGATAGGGTCTGTCTTGCAGATTACGAAGTGTAATTTGATAAAGATTGCAGGCTCGGTGTTTGCTGATAAAATAGACCCATTAGGCTCTATTGATAGGATTCAACATATCAAAGTTATCGATATAGCTATAACGGATAAAAAATGCAAAATCGTAGCATTCTTTAAACCCGATTTAGCAGCAGTTTGTGTGGATATAGTTGATTTGGCGATGTATTCTATTTTCTCGGATTTTAAAGAAACACCAATAAAAAAAGAATCCGAGAAGAGTGATGCCGACCGATTCAAGGAAATCACAGACAAGATGAGCGATACCTATAAGCGTAAAAATCACGATTATGGGAATGCTTTTTCCGAAATGTATGATGAGCTTGGTATCAACTACGGCTACGGAAAGATACGCGAGAAAGTGAATCGTATCAAGACGTTGAAGGATAATGAGGCACAAGTTGCTAACGAGCCATTGGAAGATGCTCTTCTTGACTGCGCTAACTATTGTATCTTGACATTGATGGAATATCAAAAACGTAAGGAACATGGAACAGACTGATTATACTTGCAAAGATTGTTTCTTCTTCAAGGATGGGGTTTGCAATGACCATAATGAGGTTAGATTTACTTCTGAGGAGAATCCATCTTGCATTAGTTTCGAGTACAAAACGATTGTAGAACAAAAAATAAATATATAGTTATGGCTAGAATTGCAAAAAAGAAGACTGTTGACAACAATGCAGGTTTGCTTAAAGTTGTTGTCGGAATCAACAAAAAAGATGTTGAAAGCGTTACCGACTTCGGTCATTTTTTCATCGTAATTTTGAAGGATTGTGCTATTTTCCACACACATATTGGATTTGAAGCACGTTTTAAGCGTTGGGGCGGTGTTGATATGGAAGGTCACGCGCTTACCACTACAACATTCGCATGGCTTGAAAATCTTGTTGCGATGAAGAACGAGGTAAAGGGGAAAGAGAATGATATTTTCCCTGAGACAGATGTTACTTATCAGGATATGCTTGATAGTATGGTTATCATCACAGAAGCTAACATTACTCATCCTATTACAGCGTTCACTGATGCAGATGATGCTGCAAAGTTCGCAAAGAACAAGATGGATTACCTCGGTCGTATGCAGAAAGATTTGGAAACTGTAATGAACACTCCAGTTTCCGAAGAGACAGAGGAAGACTTGAAGAAGAACTTTGAGCACGGTCAGCAGGCAATATTGGCAGAGCAAGCAGCCGAGGCTCTTAATCAAGGAAAGGAATAGCTTATGTATAATGAATGGTATATAGAACTGAAATACGGACTATTCCGAGATTACAGGATTGTAAGAATGTGTGATGCCAACGGGGTGAAGCGAGACGGTATCTTTATACCATTCATTCAGAATGGAATCAAATGGGATGGTGTAAAGGTTAAGAATCCAGTTCAGTATCTAAAGCCGATTTGGGCTGCCGCCGATGGCTCAAGACTTCACAAGTTAGTTCCCATGGTTTCTGTGGATTTCAGGCAAAAGATGGAAGATGCAGGTGTATTGTCACCAGATGATAAATACCCTTGTGATACGGTAGGTTACGTTTATAAAGATAAAAATAAGATATAACGGCTATGATATACTTAGGTAATGATACGATGGATAAGGTAGAGCGGATGGTTTGCGAACAAGTGAACACGGCTATGAGTATTGAGGAAAAGGAAGGAGTGAATGCAGATGATTTGTATGTCGGCAATACCAACATTCCTTTTGCGAGAGCGGTAGCAAGGAACTTTGTTCTTGACGTTCTACACAATCGGTATGGCTTTTCCTATGCCGTTATTGCACAGCGCGCGGACATCAACGAGAAATCTGCTATGCGATGTGTCCGCAAGTGCCACGAGCTTGTCGGGTACGACAAAACCTATGCGTATGTGAACACTTTAATTAGCGATAGATTGAGAGAATGGTATGGGGAATAGCAATGAATTATTGACGTTGAAGCGCAATGCTCTGAGACTGGGATTGTGCGGAGAGTATAAGGGTAAATGGGATTCTGCCGCGAGTAAGCGAGAATTGGTAAATATGGCTCTTGATTCTAACGGAATTGAGTTTATGGCTGATTCTATTGCTTTCGGATGGGGATTGTCAAAAGAGTACCTTTTGAAAGAGTTTGGTGAGTTTGCCAATGGATTCTACCAATGTAACGAGCACGGATATACTAGCGAAATGTATATAGGTGCTCATGGAGTTATCAAGGCGCGCTCTACGATTATTCTTGTCGCGTACTGCAAGGATTTGGAGATTGAAGTTCCAGAGAATATGGTTACTCGCATTTACGTGTGCGGAAAGAGTGAAGTTCGCATTGAATGCAAAGGAAAATGTGACCTCATAGAGTACGGAGAGGATAATGATGTTAAAATCATTAGCTACGATGACGCAAATATGACTACAGGAACGATTTATGTGTCAGAGTGGAATAGTTGTAAGGACGAACAAAAATAACGTCTTACAGCTCATTTAAATAGCAAAGTTGGAAAAAAGAATATTTATATTATTTTCTTATTTACAGAGTGTACGGCGGTACACAGACATAAAGTGTAATTTTACTTTTTATATTAGTTAAGGTTTAGTTAGATTTATGTTGATTAAAAAGGGCAAGTTCAGTTGTGAAACCGAGCTTGCCCTAATTTTATATATAGAACACAGAAAACTAATTCATAAATACCTTGATACCATTTCTTCCTTGCTTGTGACCGCCCTTTACACAGCTAGCCAAGGTGTCGCGAATATCAGTAAGTATTGTTGTCTGCAATCTCAACTCAATGAGTACAGGACTGCTTGATGTATCTTGTGTTATCGCGCTGATACTATTGCCGAGCTTTTCTAACAGAGTGTCGCGGATGATACGGACATCTGCTTGCTGAGTGGCTACATAATATCGTAGGCTGTTGAGTATTGACTCCAACGCCTGTGCGGTTGATTCTGTAACAGACTGAATACCTTGCTGCAAAGCAGATATATTTGAACTGCCAGTAGGTTTGACGTTGAGAACGTCCATCAAGTTCTTTGCATACTCATTGAATAATGCAAGGTTCTTGTCTTTCAGTTCCTTGATACCTTCGAGTTCTTTCTTGGTAACGTCAAGACCATTGTTTCCACCTTCGCTGCCCTCAGATACCGCTTTGTCGAATGCTTCAAGGATAGGCTGAATGTATTTTGATGTAGCTCTATTCATCAACTGCTTGGTGAGCATTGTATTGAAATACTCGTCAAACTTATTGTTGAGTGCTTCGAGTGCATCACTGCCTTCATTGAAAGCATCTACCCACGCTTCCGAGAAAGCTTCAGCAGCAGATTTGTAGTTAGACTGAGAACCGAATCCGCCAAGTGCTTCTGTCATAGATTCACCTAATTCTTGGATTGTTGTGTTCAAATCATCAATCTGCTGTTCCCATTCTTGAATCTTACCTTCATCAGGTTTCTTGCGACCGCGCTCTGCGTTAATCATTGCTTGGTACGCCTTCTGCTGCTTTTTAAGGGCATCGACCGATTTTTGGTTGTATTCGTAGAGCTTTTGTGTGTCAAAGGCATCGTCCATACTCTTTTTAAGTTTTTCGTAAGCGTGTTGCAAGGAATTTACAGCGCGTTCTTGGCGTGCAATTTCCTTATCAATCTTTCCTTCGTTGCTAAAGAGCTTAGCTATGCCTGTAAGCACGCCCATTGCGCCCGATACGACACCTGCATAGTTTCCGCTATAGTACGAACCGACCGCCTGACCGATGTTGCTGACAATATCCAGAGTGTTCTCTAAATTCGCATCAGAACCGCTAAGTACCTCAAACAGAGCATTAAACGAGTTAGCCATTGTGGAAACTACGTCTGTAATATCCGTCACGGATTTTGAGAACTTTGCTTTTGCCTGCTCTTCCTCAGTCATAATCGTTCCGAGCTTTGCAATCTGCTCATCTGTGAGGTTTAACTGAGATTTTAAAGAGTCACGAATGCTTTTGTTGGTTGCCAACTTCAACTTTAAGGCTGCAACAACGCTTTCGTCCGTACCTTCAATCTTTGTTAGTTCGTTATATTCCTGTTCCAAAGACTCAACATAAGCATTTTGACTCTGTAATTTGCTCGTCAAATCTGCTCTAAGTCCGTTAAGCTCTACGTATTTATCCACGCCGCCCGACTTCTTTAAGTCTTTGCTAGCCTTAATCATTTCTTTAAGTCCGCTAGTGAAAGCCTTGAAAGGATTGCGTGAATTGCGAACTTCATTGACCTTATTAATCTGTTCCGCAATAGTCTTCAACTCTGTTGGGTCTAGGTCTCTAAGTTCTGTACGCAACTTCTGTAGTCTTTCTGCCATCGCATCAAGTGCCTTAGAAGAAACCTGGTCTAGATTATCAAACAGACGAATATACATATCGCTATTTTTGAAATTCTTCCAAGTATTTTCATCGGTCTTTTTCTTGTATTGCGCATTCAAGTTTTCTTGCAACTGTTTTTGCAACTCTGGATTCTTGGCAATATTCGCATTATTTTGCAACTTGTAACGCTCATTGATATACCATCTATCAAGTTGAAGCTGGTCTGTCAATTGCTGCTTGTATGCCTTAATCAGCTCTTGCGCTTGATTAACTTGGTCTTGATAGACTTCCTTATCAAGTTTCTGCATTTGTGACGTGTATTCCTTTGCAACATCATCACCCCACTTAGTTTGGTCTTTACCCCATTTTGCTTCAAAATCATCTGTAATAGACTTGCGCACATCATCGAAAGAAGAAGTCAAATCCCCGAACATACTTTTGATGATGCTATCAGAAAGACCTTCTCCTTTGAGCTTCTTAAACAAATCAAGCTGTGAGAATGCTTCTTGCGCATTGTTCTTCGCATCGTCAAGTTGTTGCTTGAAATATTCCTCATCAATATCAAGACGGATTTCAGTGGCGTTGCGTAATGCGCTGCCACGTTTTCCGAGTTCCTTATATTGGCTTGCAAGATATTCAATCTTCTTCGCAATAGTCTGGCGGTCTGGGATAAAGTTGTTTATATTCATACCAACATTCTTTGCCGCCAACGCAAAGTGCTTACGAACATCGGCTGTAGCTTGCTCTTCGCCTTCGTATTTAATGAGTTTCTGATATTCAGAACTCATATCCTTCAACAGAGAAATGCGCTCGTTGAGAATATCGCGCTGTTCTTTTGCCGCATTTTTTGCTGCTTTTTTGTCTTCTTTTTCAAAAGGATTCACTCCTAATCCCTTTGCGGTGGCAGTTGCAGCATTCTTGTATTCGCGAACCATTTGGCGCAAAGTTGAAACATCTATAGTGTTTCCACCTAAACGTGGGTCACCTGCTTTAAACATCTTTCGGATAGAATCATCAACTTTGATTTTCTTCGTGTTCTTTCCTACGGAAGCCAAACGTTTTTCGAGTTCACGCCAATTCTTTGCAGCTTTAGCCGCATCATCACCTTTTTCAAGGAAACTTTCAAGAGCCTTATCGTTTGTAATTTCCTTGACAACGAGATTGATGTCATACTTTTTCTTTGCAAAGAAACCAGAGAGATAATCATCAACCCAGTTTACTTCTTTCTCCATCGAGTTTTTATTGATGGAAACATTTATGCCAAAGTGTCTGTAAGCAAGGTCTCTCTCATATTGATTCCAATCGCGCTCTGCCGCAATTCTGTCAATTACGCCTTGTATTTTAATAGGGTCATTGCTATATTTTTTTCTTAGGTTTCCAAATACAGCATCAAACTCGCTGTTCAATTCTTGCGCCTTATTTTGTACGCTGTTCATCGCACGGATAAGGTCATTGAAATCAGCTTGCGAAGTACCAATGAAAGATGGCATTTTATAGTCGCTGCCGCCTTGTGCTATGTTGATTTTCTTTATCAACTCATACATACGTGTCATATAGTCAATGTTGGATTCGTTATCCTTTTGACCTGCACGTATCTCATCAAAGTATTTCTTTGTTGTCGAAGTGGCGTGTTTGTAGTTCGCGTTAATGTTTGCTACAACTCTCTCCATTTGTGAAGACTTTGCGAGAGCATCAATCACAGCATCCTTGTAATCGCCTGCATCATCATCAAGACCATCTGTAAACCAAGTATTCCAAGCATCATTCTTGGCGTAATTTCTTCTGATAACCTCAATACTATCAATGAAATCTTTATATTCTTTCTCAACCTTACTGAAAGTGGTGTTAAGCTGGCTTACATCGAGAGTATCTACATTGATTTTGAAAGTCAGTCCGTCTTTTGATGCGGCATCAATAAGCTTTTGTAACGTTGTACGTCTATCTTCGACATTCTTTTCTAAATCCTTTCCTTCTAATTTGCCATTTGCATTTGTGGCTGCATTTGCTAGGTCGTTGTACGTTCCAGCCAAAGCACCTATTGCGCCCTTTGCCTTTATGGTTTCTTCTTCGGCTTTACGTACATTTTCGTTGTACTTGGAAATCTTATCATAAACGGTAGTTATTACTTCTGCTACAGCGTAAATAGCGAGACCTACACCTATACCTGATAATGAACTTTTAATGAGACCGCCAAAATCTTTAAGAGCTTTTTTCATTCCATCTAAGGAATTTACGAAAAGAGCCTTATATCTCACGATACCTGTGCCAGATGCTTGTGAAAAAGCTTGTCCTAGACTAGTCTTTGCAAACATAGAATTAGCTTTTATGGCAATAAGAATAGGTATAAGAGCTTTTCCTATCTCTGCAAGAGCCTTCCAATTATTAAGCATAGAAGTACTCCAGCTTACCATTCCCTTCATTGTGCCCTCGTTAGCCTTGCCAATATCATTAAGCATCACATCGAAAGCATCCTTCAAATTGGAAATCTTACCTTGGAGAGTTTCAGCCTGAATCTCTTGCATATTGTAGAATGTTCCACCCTTATCGGTCATGCGTTGGAATATTGCCTCAACATCCTCAAATGTAACCTTACGCTTGGAAATCATATCAACAATCTGTGCGGTCGTGTACGCTTCTCCCTTAACTTCCTTAAAGTATTGTTGCAACTCACCATACATATTGATGCCAGCCTCAGTAAACTGACGAACCTCAGAACCGCGAAGGTATGCAGCAGCCTTGACTTGTCCGTATGCAAGGATAAGTCTTCCCATATCAACGCCAAGACCTGCTGAAACATCGGCAAGTCGCTTGGTTGTATCATAAAGTTTATCAGACTCAATTCGGTAAGCGGAAAGTTGTCGTGTGTAATCCACCAAGTCCTTGATACGGAAAGGTGATTTAACGGCAAGTTCTACAGTCTTATTGAAAATCTCGTCTGCCTTTGGTTTGTTCTGCAAGATAGCTTCGAGTGAACGCTCTGAAAGTTCAAACTGACCTCTGACTGATGCAATCTGCTCGACAAAATTCTTGATAGAACCCACTGAGAATGCAAATGCCATACGCTGTGCCCAACGTGACATATATCCAGCCATATATGATGTTTGCTCGGTTAACGCGCGAGCATTCACGCCTGCCTCCTTCAATACGTTTGAGTGATGCTTGATTGCATCGTTTACAGACGCAAGGTTTTGCTTGTAGTTGTTGTCAGTTGTTATAAGTGACAATCTCGCTTGTTTCAAATCTTTTACGGCTTGTGCGTGTTCTCTCAAAGATGATGCGTTTGCGTACTGGTTAATAACACCCTTGAAATCAGAAAAGTTGGTAGTTCTGTTATTGGCGTTATTTGCACTTTGTTGCGCTTTAGCTATTAACTCTTTTGCCCTTGCTTCTTTTGCGACAGCTTGCGCATTAGAAAGATGGGCTTGCGCCTCTGCTTTCTTTGTACGTGCCTCCTCTACAGAGAGTCTTGCTTGTGCTGTTTGCCTTTTTGCAGTCTCCGTCTGAACTTTGACTTCCTCTGTAAGTGCTTTGATTTTCTCTTTTGTTGCCTTTGTCTCAGCTATAGTAGCGCGAGTTTCCTCTGCTGACTTATTTATACCAGCAGTCTTAGCTTTAATTTCTTCTTGTTCTGCTTTTGCTGATTCAGCTTGCGCTCTAGCTTTTTCTTGCTGGTATCTGCTTGCTTGTTGCTGAATCTTCTGCTTTTGAGATTCAGAAGCAACTATTGTAGCAGCAGCCTTTTCTTCAGCGATTGCGGTCTTTGTGATTTCTTCTTGCGTTTTCAGTTTAGCCTGTTGTACTTTCTCTTCCGCTTGCTTACGTTTTTCTGCATAGATTTCTGCATACTTAGCTGCAAGTTGCTCCATAGAATTAACGCTCATTTGAGAGTTAATTAATCTGTCTATATTTTGTGCAGCTTGAATGATTGCACCGCCCATTTTATTTATTTGCTTCGCTGCGCTCTCTGCTCCAAGATTAGAAAAACTACCAGACATCTTTTTAGATTCTGAATTGATTGCATCTAACCTAATAATAATATCTTCAAGAGATTTTGAAAATATTTTTGCATCAGCAGTCATAGATGTAAACGCATTATTTACAGCTTGCCCCATTTGTTGAGAATGGTTTTGTATAGACTGAATACGCTCGTCAGCCATCTTTATTGCGTCCAATGCACTCTTAGGTATAGCGAGAGCACTGCCTAATGCTGAATCTGCCATAATTCAAAAGTTTAAGAGTTTATAAAATAGGTATTCCAAGGTCATTGAGATTTCGTAAATCCTCTGCACCATTGATTACCTTTGCATTCTTTAATTTGTCGTTCTTCTGATTATTGCCTTTATCTGACGATATGTACTCTATGTGAGTAAAATCCATAGACGCAAGGCGAATCTGCGGAACGGTCATTCTCCACTTATATTCTTCTTGCGAGCACCATGTGTTGGCACGTAAGAAATCTATCATTTGTCCGTATTCTGTTCGTGACGGGATAATTCGGCTGCTTGTTTCTTCCTCATCAGAGCTTGATTGCGGACGGTCTGAATCACATTGGTACTCGCGAAGAAAAAATCCACATCTAGCAAATTGAGAATCTCAACGAGTAATGTTGCCCAATCCTTTATGTCGTAATCGCCCCAAAGCAACTGGTCGTAAACTTGTTGGTATTCCTCAGAATCAATGCGTTTTTTGTCATTTAGCAAGGATAGTGTGATTACTCTTGCCACCGATGGAACATTGATAGCAAACTCCTTGATAACGTCACCCATTGATAAGTTTTCGCCCTTGACTATCTTGCAAGCCTCCTCTGCAATCATCCATTGAGTGCCAGGCTTCAATGCTCTTATCTCCCACTCTGTACCTTGTAGTTTTACTATTGTAGGAGAATCATTCATAATTTGCGCCAGACGTTCCATTGCCGCATCAGACAAGGGAGAACTAGGTAACACCTTATTCTCGTCTTCTACAGCTTGTTTCTTAGCCTTATTCGGGTCTTTTTGTGCTCTATATACTTTTCCCATATATATGAATTACTTTCTAATCACACTTACTGTTCCATTATACTTCTTGGATAGGTTTTGTAGCTTTTGAAACGACATAGAAATGACTCTATAAGATTGTTTCAGATTACCACCGCCATCTTCCAATATCTTAGCGTATGGCATAGTCGCAACGACAGCCAAATCAATTACTCCACTAGGGGAATAATCGTTTTTGAGATATTCGTTTATCGCTTCACGACCTTTAATCTCTTCTCCATACCAATTCTTGCCTTTGGATGCTTTTGGAGAGGATGATAAGTAACCTATCTTTTCAAGCTTGCCTTCGACATAAATGCCATATCCGTAAGAATCGTAGAGGTTGTGCGTTTGATGTGTGTATGTAATTTCTTGAATACATTCTCTTAACACATTCTTTGCATCCTTGTCTAATTCCTTCGTAATAAGCTTTAATGCTTTTTTGTATAATGTTTCAGCCATAAATGATAAAACTTAAAAAGGAGCGGACAGCATTAAAGCCGCCGCCCCTTGTATATAGTCGAGAATTGTTGAAGAACCGAAATTACTCAGTTGCCGTTGGCAATGAATAGTTGTGGTCAACATAGAATGGTGTGCGAACAGTCTTAGCACCAACGGTAAGCGCAATATCCTTGGCAGTACCAGCCAATGCAATACGAGCCAAGTTTGAATTGAGAGACTCAATGGTCAACTTAGAATTGAGCTGAACCTTTGGAAGAACGTAAGCCTCCATTGTGGTTCCATTAGGTTGAACCTGTACAACATCAATCTTTGCATACTTTGCTTTGTAAGTAGAAGGTGCAAGAGTCTTATTTCCTGTTGCATCGTCTGTAAAGTCACACAATGCAGCCAAAAGCTCCTTCTGCGTATCACCAATCTCAGCCGCAAACTGCCATTTACCAAGTTTAACAATGGAAATGATAGGAGAGTCAGAGGTCTCGCACTCAATATCGGTGGTGTCGTTATCATCTTGTGAAATAGATGTAGTGTCCTCAATAACATCCTCAAGAATGTAAGAATCACCCTTTGGAGCAGATTCATCGGTCTCTGTGCCATCGAACAATGTGGCAACAATATAATCTGGCTTGATGAACTTGACAGCTCCCGCACCAGTATTTATAACCTTTTTCGCCATAATATAATGAGTTTTAAATGTTACATTTAATAGATTTTATATATTTATCTTGCGATAACTGAAACAGAAATCATCTGAAAATGGAACTGACGATTTGAATCATATCCGCTATCACGGTAAAGAACTTGAATTGTATAGTCCTTATTATTAGATTGTTTAATCACATCGTCAAGGATTCCTTCCATCTTGTCAAGTAGTTTAACGTTCTTTCTAAGTGGAGTTCCCTTTGGTCTTGCATAGAGATAAATGTTAGCATAGCCAGAGGAGTAACCGCCATGTTCTCTTTGCTGACCTACGTCAACATTCACAAAATCATCCCAGTCTTTGCTAGTTGTAGGAGGTAACTCTCCGACAAATATGTTGTCTGAGATTTTTCCTTTAGTAAGAAGCATCGAAAAGAAATTTTCAATGCGAGACAATCTGCGATTAATCCTCTGTGCCATACCTTGTTATCCTAAATACATTTTACCTTATGATGAAAAAACTAAATGTCAGTACCCTTGATGTAAGCTACACATCCATGCATTTGTGTCGGATAAACGCCAATAACCATTCCGTCAACGTCCATTCCGTACATCTTTCCACGGAAACGAATGCCTGCATTCAAACCTTCAGGAATATATTCTTCATCTTTTCCGTCTTCTCCTTCTTTCGTTGGCATCGGAAAATAGATTGTATATCCTAACGTAACTACGCCCGAATTAAAGAGTTTGTTGGTTTCCTGAATATCGCAATCAGTTTCAAAAATGATAGTTTCTACATTTTCTGTTTCGTCTGCACTAGTATCAGTATCGCCTAACATATCCCCATCGCTTCCGATAAGGTCTCCATCTTCTTTCGGTTTTTGTTCCGAGCGGTAGAACACGCCATGATAGGCATATTCATCCAAAGCATTTCTGTCAGTGTACATAGCTTACCAATCTGTTTCTTCAATCCATTTAACCTCTCCATCGGTTTCATTGAGAGCATCAAGTTTATCATCCTCTCCATACTTCTTGTAAAGTCTTTTGAGCTCTGATTTGATACTCAGCAATGCAGCCGATGTAATGGTCTGAGCACCTACCGTAAGAGTATATGCGCCATGTTGGTTTGTGGTCGATGCTGTCTGATAGACACCGAATACAATCTTTTCCAAGAGCGCAATCTTACATCTGTCTTTCTGTTCTTCTGTCAAGTCCAAATAAGACTCGACATCAGAAACGCCGCAATCCAAAGCGACATTGTTTAATGCCGACTTGTCAAAGACAAAGTTAGTCATGCCGCTCAGATAGTCCAATATGTCAAACTTCGATGCTGCCATTGAGAGATAAATGAATTAAATGTTATCGTATATTGTGAGTATTTAACCATTAAGATACTGCACCGTCACCAGCTACCTCGGTGTGGATAATCTCGTGGTTAGTGAATGAGATGAGAGCTGGAATAGCAGACATCATCACGTCTGTGTGCCACTCCTTCAATCGACCATTGTCGGTTGTGGTGTTCATTGCTGTAACAAGACCGTTGAGCATGGTTGCGAAAGTGGTATCAATAGTACTTGCACCATAGCCGCTACCGAATACGTCACGTTCCAATACATCGGTGTACTTGAACTCTACTGCATCACCAGCAGGGCGAAGAACAACGCGATTATCTGCCCAACCCTTGACAAATGTGTCGGTTGTGCGTGTCTTGTTGCGCTCCTTCTCAACGACAATCTCAATAGGAGAAATACCTTGAATGTCTGTAAATGACTTCAAGAATTGCTCGTTAGTGATAGGCATACCCTCAACGTATGCGATATAGTTAGCCTTACACCAAGTAACATACAAGTCGCGTACTTCTTGGTTCTGAAGGAATACATCATTGTACATCTTCTTTGTCATCTTCCAAGTAAGAGCACCATCGTAGCCTCCTCGCTTATCACGATAAGCGTCTTCTAACTTACGCATCTGTGTGAGAATTTTACAATCTGCGGCAGTCCAAGCCTTTGCACCAGCCTTCTGAAAATTATCCTTTGGAAGACGAGCATCATAGAGCTTGCCGTAGATACCAGCACCGAGACCAGTGTAATCAATCTTACCAGTTGTCTCCAACTGCGCGGTGGTATTGTTCAAAGTAGCCTTTGCTGACTTTAATCCAACTGCGAGGTAATCACGTACCCAACGAGCGATAATGCGGTCTGCGTTGCCAAACTGAGCAAACTGCTTCTCCTTGTAGATACGCTGTGCAGCGGTCTCTACAAAGCCACGACCGATAAAGTCTGGGATAGATGCAGTGTACTCTGCCTCACCCTCGGCATCCATCTGGTGTGAGTCTCCAAGAGGAGCACGCATATCCATGACTGGTGCAGCTTCCAACTTATGTGAAGTCATTCGGAAAGTAGCAGAACCATCATCCGCTGTTGGAGTAGGTGCGTCAGCAATATGTCCCTGTGTCATTGCCCAACCTTCATCCATGTTAAGGAGGTCTGAGTTGTCAACGAGAGACTGAAACAGTTCACTACCGCCATCTTTTGAACGGAAGAGTGCAGCCCAATCCGAGTTGTTAATGTCAAATCTTTGCATATCCTAAATACAATTAATTACAAAAAAATAAGTTCGTTATCATTTACTTGGTCTGATTAATTAAACCAGAACCAAGTCTTTACACGGCTCTTGTTGAGAGCGAGAACTGCTGGTGGCAAATTGCCGATAGCTACAAGGTCGATAACAGTATCTTCTTGTGCCAACGCTGGAGTAAGCATATACTCCAAGTCGTCAACCCCTTCCATATTCGCGTCATACAAGAAATCCATATCCTTGTCTGCGTAAGCATTAGGATTAGTAACCATAGGAAGCGTTTTTGCACCTGCTTTTGCTGCTTCTACGAGAATGTCACCAGCTTTTTGTGCTGTACCAAGTGTCTCTGATACTGTAACGAGCCAAATATCGTTTGAACCATCGGTAGATTTCTCCACATTGGTGATAGTGACACCCTTTGCTTGTGTGGCAAAATCTTTCTGTCCTACCATGATAGTATCGCCAGCATACGGTATGTGGTGATAGCCGTCACGAACCAATTTGTAGGTTACGTCTGTCTCAGTAGCATCCTTAGCCAGCTCATAGAACTTCAAAATCTTTACCTCTGCACCAGTAGTGTTGTTAATGTTAGGTGTGTACTCAACGAGGTCACCTGCATAAATCTTCGCTCTACCCTTGAATGGGTTCTTCAAGATGCCACCCGTGGTAGGATAACAGAGCGCATCCTTGTTGCCCTTTACAAGCTTTACGAAGACATTTTTATGACCTCCAATAGAGCCATGTGCCTGAATGAGTGTGCGACCAGTGAATACCGCACCACCATTGGCTTGTCTTGTGAAAAAGTTATCCAACATAATCTTTTTACCTTAAAGAGTTAATAATTAATGTTATCCGAATTTACTTGTCAGCAGGTTTTGACGTGCCGAGAATTTTGTTTACTCCTGCCCATCGTTCAGCACCGATAGGTTTATCCCCATTACCGCCGCTTGGGCTGCCTGGAGTACCACCGCCCTTTACGTGGGATATGTTGTAAAACTCTTCCGCATCCGTAAATTCCTGCTCGATGTCCGAGTCCTTAGTGAGGTTCAACTTGTTCATGTATTTTTCAATCCACTTACTATCGTTGATACCTTTCTCCTTGAACTTGGCGAGAAGTTCACTACGTTTCTGTGATACAAGCTTAGATGCTTCGTATTCGGCATCCTTCTTCTCTAGAGCTTCCAAGCGTTCCAAAAGCTTCTTTTCAACATCCGAAGGCTCTTTGTTATCATCCTTTGAATTTGGCTTGGTGTCAGGATGCTCGTCGTTCCATTTCTTGATGAAGTCGGCATTGTCCTTCTCGTAGTTGCCGTTAAGGGAAACATACTGCGGCAAAATCTTCTTCACCAAATCATCTAACTCTGTATCTTCACCAACTAAGAGGTCAAAGTGGGAATCACTCAAACTCTTGATTGTCTTTTCACTGATGGAAAGGTGTTTTCCGTTTGCAGTGAGCTTTGCTTTTAGGGTGTCTAAAAGTTGTTGTTTTGTAAACTTCATATTACTAATTTTTAAAATTCTGATGCAAAGATAATTAAATAATGTGTTGAATTATTTGTTTTTAGAAACTCTATTTGTTACGTAACCAATATAGAATTATTTTCACGCTATTATATATTATAAATTAGGTATCTTTGCAGCATGAACACGAATAAAGATATTGAAATCAGACCACAAGAGGGATTCCAAATGTCCTTTGCAAGTAGCAACGTTGACGTTGTTTTTGGTGGCGGAAATCTCGGAGGAGGCAAATCGTATGGTCTTGTACTTGCGATGGCAGAGCCGTTAATGACTGACCCAGATTTTCGCGCAATGATTTCACGCCGTTCACTTGGTAATCAAAAAGCAGGTGGAGGATTCGTAGAGAAGTTTAAACAGATATTCGGAGCTGATTTTGTAAAAGTCAGAGAGAGCGAGAATCCGCGCGTTACATTTCCGAATGGAACGTTTGTCGATTTGACGTATCTTGACGATTCCAATATGGATAAGTTGAGAGAGCGCGCGAAAGGATGGGAGTACGATTTGATTGCGATTGACGAGTTGACGGAGATGACTTGGGAAGTTTTCTCATACGTTATGACTCGAAACAGAGGTCAGAGCAAGACGTTTACAGGTAAGTTCTTTGCAACACTTAACCCGAAGCGTAGCCACTGGACAAGAATATTTCTTGATTGGTATATTGGTTCAGATGGTTTCATCATTCCAGAGCGTGATGGTGTAGTCAGATATTTCTATTGTGCAGGACCGACTGTTAAGGATGTTGTTTGGGGGAAGTCTAAGCGAGAAGTCTATGAGAAATGTAAAATAGATATAGACAGAAAGCTTAAAACCATTGGCGGCAACTTTGGATATGAAGTAATGATTAAGAGCTTTGTTTTCTATCAAGGTAAACTTGGTTCAAACAAGAAGATGCTTGAAAACAACTCTGGCTATTTAGGTTCTGTAGCTGCATCGGGCGGCAGAATGGCACAAGCTCTTATGGAGGGTAACTTCAATGTTGACCCAGAGGAGGATGAGGATATACCGATTCCAAGCCAAGCGGCAAGAGATTGCTTCATAAAAGACCCAGCCTTAAATGGTGACAAGTGGATAACAATCGACTTGGCAGATTACGGAAAGGATAATACTCTGATGTTGTCGTGGAATGGATTCCACGTTGTCAATTACGAAATCGTTATGCATTCAACACCGCGAATCAATGCAGAAAGAGCTAGGCTGTTCGCGGCGAGCGAGGGAGTAGCAGAAAGCCATATTATCTATGATGCTACGGCAGGTAGGTATTTCAATGACTATATACCTGATGCTATTCCATATATATCAGCAGCAAAGGCAATGGGAATTTATTACTTGTCTGCAATGACAATAAAAGACCTATGTTACTTGCGACTGAGCTACATGATTAAGCGAGGACAGCTTACATTCTCTGATAAGGTTGCAAATGCGGTTTACACGCATCAAAACCTCAAATACAGAGTTACCATACAGAATGAGTTCATGGAAGAATGCGCGGTAGTTCGCTTTGATAAGATGCAGAGTGGAAAGAAGAAGTTGCAGAGCAAGAAGGAAATGAACAGAAATCTCGGAAAAGACCGTTCTATGGACGTGGTTGACCCTTGCGCAATGAGAATGTACCCATGTTTGAATATGGAGTATGGTAGCGAACTACAGGAAGGGTTCAGACTCGCAGCACAGGAAGTTGAAGAGAAAAATCCTAATGCACAGAGCATTTATGATGATACGTTGTACTATTAATTTTAGAATATATGCTGAAAAAAGAAAATATAAAAATGATTCTTGAATCCGTGCGGATTGACTGGGATAAATGCGATGAGAAAGACATTGCGTTCGCTATCCTCTGTGACGCATTGGAAGATAAGACTTTAGCATATCGTCTTGCTTATCGTAAGAGTGAAAAGGATGCAGCGAAATTCTACGAAACTCCACGATTCAAGAAACTGCTAGATGTTCTAGAACCTTTCGGTATCGGCAATGTTAATAACAACGCTATCACCAAGGAAGAGAACAAAAACGAGCTTCTTAAAATGCTCGACAAGATAGACCAAGCTCTTAGTGATGGAAATCTTGAACCGAAGGACGCATTGAAGATGCAGACTGATATTCGCGTTAAGCTGAATGATAAATTTGAGATGGAAGAGTCACAGAAGCAGAAACGAATCATCGTAGTACCAAGCAAACATGATATTGTTTGTCCTACTACCAACAGAGAATGCAACTATTGGGCTTCAAGAAAGGCTTGTTGCAGACATTACGGTTTGATTGACCCGCAAGAGAATCGCGAAGCGAAAAATAACAACGATGTTGAATCATCATTAAATGACAATAGCGATGAGTAGAAAGAGACAAGATATAATTAATGATTTTTTGGAGAATCCACAGAAACTGCTTCTGAAAAAGCCGTTTTTAAGGGGTTCGCGCTCTATTACCATCAATGACTCTTCTGATGGTTCGGATATTAAGACAAACTTCCGCAAAGAAGCACAGCTCCCAAATATCAGTAAGATAGTCGTAAGCCAAGAGCGTTTTGCGAAGGAGTTAGACCCTTATTCTCACAGGGTATTGTTTGATACGAACTTACCTTCTATATGCTGCAAGCTTGATGATGGCAGTTATTGCGAGATTGAGTTTAAGAAGTTTGGCATTCCTATGCAACGGCGTATTGTTGACAAAAAGGCTCTCTGCTTGGGTGGCAACAAACGCAATCACATACTGCATGACAGCAATCCGACTGATAAACTCAAAAAGAACTTTGCCGATTTCAAATGGCATTGGGATGAAACGAATCAGGATGGTATCGAAATGGAAGCTATACGCATTCAGCAGAGTTATGGTGATGTAGGATTACTCGTTTACATGAATGAGGATAACGAAGTGAAATGCCGATTGTTCTCGTATGAAGATGGCTATCAGATTATCACCCATAAAGACGATAACGGAGAACCGCTTCTTGATTGCGTGTATTATCGTACTGAGGACAATGTAAGACACATTGATGCATACGATAAGACATATCATTATCATTTCACAGATGTATTCGTTCAAGACGTTGATACAAACGAAGTACTGAAAGGATGGTGTTTGGAAAGCAAGGAAGTGCATGGATTCTCAGAAAGTCCACTTATTACAAAACGTGGTGATGTTGCTTGGAATAACGGTCAAGACCTTATCGAGCTATTCGAGATTATATATAATCTGTTTGCGGTCATCCAGAAACGACATGGATGGGGAATCCTTTACATCAAGGGTAAGCTCAATGAAACCGCAAAGAAGATTGCTGGTTCTATCATCTTGAATGATACAAGCATTGAAGGAAATGGAAGCGCAGAGTTTAAGACTCCACCTTCTCCACAGAACATGATTGAGTTCATGCAGTCAATTCTCGACCAGTTGCAGATTGCTACAGGATGTACATTTATCTTGCCAAAGGATATTAAGTCTAGTGGCGATATAAGCGGTTTGGCAATTCAGATGACACGTTCTTTGGATATTGAGGAGGCTAACAATGCAGCTATTGAGTGGCAGAATTTCGTCAGCAAACATTCAAGACTATTCAAGGAAGGACTGGCAAAGCAGTTGGTTGCAAGCGGTGAGAATCCTACTGCAATTACTGAGTTTAAGCAGATGAGAATCAGTACATCATTTAAGCCTTGGCAGCCATTCGATGAAAGTGCATGGAATCAGATGCTTTGTACATTGAGCGGTGCAGGTTTGATTTCTACTAAGACTGGTGTTGAAAAGAATACTGTTTCTGCACCTGACGAGGAAGTAAGATTGCAGACTCAGCAAGAAGAGGCAGATGAACGTGCCGAAAAACAAGCTGAGATTACCGCAAGGACAAAGAATACAGACAACAATAAAGAATAAACATGAAGGCAAAATCATTATACATACAAAAGTTGGCTTACGATGAGAACACTGGTAATGAAATTATCGGTTTGTTCCCATCGGAAGCTAACCCTGCTATTGTATCATCATATACCTACGATGCAAAGCGTATGGGTGGTGCTCCTACCCTTACTGCTACAATATATTCTTCTGAGCCTTTGCAATGGAAGAAGGAAGAGTTCGTGGAGTACAATGGCGATAGATTCTTTGCGTCCTATACACCAAACTCTACAAAGGATAATTCGTCTAGAATGTGGAAGAGTGAAATCACTTTCACATCTAGAAGAGAATTGCTTGATAACACTCTGTTCTTTGATGTTGTCGTTGATGATGTTGATACACAGAACAAAGACAGATACCGCTCAAACCAGACAAAGTTCACGTTTGGTGGAACTATCTACGAGTTTGTAGCTCGCATCAATAGTTCAATGGCATATTGTGGTTTGTATCGTCATACAGATGAATACAAGGGATATTACGTTGTTGTGGATGAAGGATATGGAACAGACGAAGTTAAGGAAGTATCATTTGAAGACCAATATTTAACTGATGTTTTACAACTTATCAATACGACTTTTGAGCTTGATTACTACTGGGATGGCAGCGTTTGTCATGTCGGCAAGGTACAGCACGACTTAACCGATACACCTATAAAATATGGTAGTAGTGATGCCCTTATATCCGTATCAAAGGAGAATGCGAACTATAAGATAGTTGACATGATAACAGGTTACGGTTCATCTGATAACCTGCCATATTACTATCCTAATGATGATGAGTTTGGAGAAGCAGTATTCAATACGGAGAATTTTAGCAAATCTCTTGTTTCGTCAATATCACTTGGTGATGTTTGGAAATGGAATAGTGATGTTTACAACAACACACTGATATTTAGTAAGAATAGCAAGGATTATTATACTGCAAATGTATTTGGAACATCAAGCTATCTTATAACAAACTTCGGCGGTAAAGATTACAAAGGAAAAGGAGAAGAATCTAAAAATGTTATCCCTACTTGCTCTATGGGAGAAGAATACACAGAGCATAATTCTTCTGCTGTTTCTAGGCTCATAGGAAGTACTACTATATGGACGTTGTTTGAATTTACCAGTTCTGCAAAAGAAGATACTGTTAAAATGGACGGATTGTCTTTTGTAGCAAAGGAAGCTGATAGTGCTCTTAAATTCGGTTTAGAATTTAGCTACGAATATGCCTACTATGTTGGAGAAAATACCAATATAGATACTGCTTACAAGAGTATTCAGAGTGTCCGTGGGGGAGGTTCAATGTCAGGAGAAGGCGGTAGCTCTTTTGGTAATAGTGATTCTGATGTAAGTAATGGATGGGCTTTTGGAGATAATATAGATGGGCTATCTAACTACACAAAGAGTAGCAAAAAAGAACATACATTTGAGCGTAATTCTACAAGTACTATTGTAATAGCCTGCAAGATAACTGCAACAAATATCAAAAAAGCAAGTGGAACTCGCAGAATGAATACTGTATCTACGAGTATTTCAGGTAGTATAGAATTAACGCGCAAGCCGAGCAGTGTTTATTACTTTGAAACATCAGATGGGCATACTCAACCATACGATGAAAGCGGAATCAAGATTAATGGTATAGGTGATATTCCACATAAAGATTTGACGTTTTCGTTTGATGGTACATATTGGAACGCAACAGAAGGTGGAGAAAATAATGCCGCAAAAATAACGATTACAGACCGCGTATGGCTTGCACCATCATCGGTACTTATGCCTTCTATATATCGCAACACGAAAGGTGCAGAGCGTTTCTATTATGCTTTGAATAACACCCACAAGTTGCCAAGCGGTAGTGGATATTACGAATTTGTAAACTTGTACAAGAAAGGAAATCCTCATCAAGGAACTGTTACTTTTGGTAATATAAAGCCAACTATCAAAGGAATTGTAAATGCAGAAGGACAGTTGTTTGGAGAGATTGCGGATATTGCTTTTGATAGTGCTGATAGTGACGTAAAGGATAGTGACGGAAAATGTATTCATAGCTATTTCTATATAAAGCTACATAAGTTTAATGGAGATTTTGGCTTTGACTTGTTTGCTCATGCTTTGGCTAGTGAACCTGCAAAGATAAACCTCATTAAGAGTAACGGATGCCCTGCTTGTTCGTTTGCGATTTACAATCAACCGAGTGCTGACAATTCAAAGTGTTACAACTGTGTAAGTGTTGACGAAAATGGAAACTTAAAACCAGTTCGCACAGATAAGAATGACTACATCTTTGCTAACGCTAGAGATGCTTACGAAGATAATCTAAACCAAGATTCAACTCAGAAAGAGTTATGGATTGCGGTTCAGAAAGACACATCAACATTAGGTATCGTAATGCCAAACGCGAGTGCTGGCTTTAAACCGCAAAAGGGAGATTTGTTTGTCATCACAGGCATCAAGCCACCAAAGGTTCTTGTAACGGCAGCAGAAAAAAGACTAGATGATGCTCTTGTCAAGCACATGAGCGAAAACAATACAGACCAATTTAACTACTCTGTTAAGTTTTCTCGCATATTCTTGCAAGAGAATCCTGACTTTGCAAGCAAGCTAAACGAGAATGCAAAGCTGTCAATACAGATACAAGGCGATTCGGATAGCGATGGAAATCTTATTAGTCACGAAGTTTTCGTCAGCAACTACTCAGTAAAGGTTGATAACGATGAGCTGGCAGAAGTTGAAATTGAGCTTGTAAATTCGTTGGAAGTTACAAAGAGTGATACTAAGCAGATTATTGATGCAGTAAAAGGAGAAGCGGTTAAATCTCTATCTAGTATTGTTGGTAGTAGTAATGCTAATAGCTTTAATGCTAGTATAGCAGATAAGATGTATCTCTCTAAATTAAACGACGACACAGCAAAGGGCACAATCACTTGGGAGAAGATTCAGAAATTCTTGCGGGGATTGACAGCAGAAGACTTGTCTCAGTTTAAGAAAGGCGCAACATTCGGAGAGTTTGTCCAAGGAATGCTCTTCGGTACGGGCGGAAGGATTGACGAGCTGGGCAATGCGGAGTTTGAAAGCATCACGTCTCGAAGCTCTATCATCGCAAAGGAACTCATCGTGAACAGGCAGACGGCAATGGAGAGTAATTTCGTCTTCACCGAGAGTGGAATGGTTGAGACTGCTACAGAGATTCCTGCGGCAATGGAAGGCGGCAATGTAACTTACGACTTGAAGCTTCAGAAGCGGTGGGATAACGACTTCACCGCATTCAAGGAGAATGATGTGATATTGGCATCAATCAATACATTGACGGAAAACGGCAAGTATTATGATATGTGGCTGCGAGTATTATCTGTTAACACCGTGACGAATACCATTACGGTTGTCTGTTATCCCGACAACGAATGTCCTAGCAAGAAGAATTATCCACCTTGTGAGATGGCGAGGCTGATTCGTTGGGGAAATGCGGTGGACGAGGACAGGCAGAGCTGCTGGTACATATCATCATCCGAGGGGTTGCTTGTCTGGCTCGACCACGTTACAAAGCCAATCATCGACAAGACGAACTATTCTCTTGCGATGGGTAAGCTGCCAGATGCGCTGTCGTTCCTCTTCCAAGACTTCCCTACCGCCAACAAGCGTGATGGAGCGTTCTATGCTAAGTGGATGATGGCTGCATCATTCCAACAGATAGATTATCAAGGAAATCCAATCTACACGACAAGAGACAGAGGTGTTTGGAGCTTGGCTGTGGCGCAAGGTGATAATCCTTACCGCAATGGCGACCGAACGATTGATACCGTCTATTATCTCGGATGCAAATGGCAGTGCCTTGAAGACAAGACAACGAAGCCTCCGACCTACTCATCTACAGCTTGGGCATTCGTGGAAGGTAATCCGTATTTCACCTTAGAGATGCTATCATCGAAGCTGTGGAACTTCCGTCTCAACGACTTGATGGCAACGAATGCTGATGGTTCTTGGAAGGTGTTCACCACGTTATCTGTTGTCGGAAGGCTCTATAATCAGGACGTTACTGACTCGATGACCAATGTTGTATGGACTAGGGACAGCGGAGACCCAACGGCAGACAACAAATGGGCACTCTCTCATGCGAATTGCGGTCTATCTGTTGATTTGACCTATGAAGACCTCGGCGGTGCAGCATTCAAGATAGGTAGTGTGACATTCCGATGTAATGCCGAAATCAAGGATGGAGAGACGATGTATTCCGAGGATGTGAGTGTTAGTTTCTGAATAATGTTGAACTTTAAAATAAATAGAATATGGCTAAAGAATTAGCGGTTAGCGTTGACAAGATGATGGAGATACAGCCTACGGCTTACTCTCAGTCCGTCAGCATAGAAATAGTTGGAAATATCATCAACAGGCAGCAGTATGATGGTATCGAAGGCTCATTCTCTCCAGACTTCTCTATTCGCCCTTGTACGATGTTTCCTTCCTGCCATCTCATCGACCCCGATAACCCAGGAGAAACACCTGTCTTCAATAGTCAGTTGGATACATTCAAGTGGTCGGAGGTGACATCTAGCGGCATCGTGGTAGTAGCTACAAGTGAGAATGCAAGTGTGAAGGCTGGATATGAAGCTGTGAGGGAAGGCTCGGATAAGGGAACTCTCTATATCAAGCAGAACTCTGTATTGGGTAAACCAAGAACAATGCGATTCGAGGGAAGTTGGACAGACCCAACCTGCGGATATAAGTACACGTTCGTGGCTAACAAGGCTCTATATCTTGAAGACTGCACTAACGCAAGAGCTGAGATTATGCTAGATAGTCCACCTACTGTGCTGTGGAATCCTATCAAGCACGCTGCATCTAGAACTCTTACCGCAAAGATTATGGTTGGAGCTAAGGATAAGACGGCAGACAGCAAGACGAGGATATGGTGGTATCGCATTCTTGACAACGGAACGAGACAGCTTATCACTTCTGCTGACGATGCCGAGAATTACGAGATTACCGCAATGACAAAGGGTGCGAACGGTCAGATTTCGTCTATCACTATTGATTGCGA